TTTATAAATTATGTTGTTTATGGCCGAAGCATGGAGGGTTATAGGAGTGACAGCTTGTGGGTGCTGGAATCAACTGGAAGTTACACCCCAGCGTATAACGTCAAGTCGGCCTACGTTGACCATACAGGGACAATCTGGGGGTTATACACTGAAACAATTGGAGGGGATGGAAAGACTATTTACAGTTATGCCACGGTTGATATTTTCACAGGAACTATTTCAGCAGCAGCGAAGTGTTCGATTGGGTTCACGATTATCAATGGAGATTTTGTAGGGATATTTGAAGCAAGGGTCCATCATGGAGCAGAGACAGACCCTCAATCGGGACTTATAAACCAGCCAGGGTATTGCACATACCTTACTTATGTAGATGATGGCGTACAACTTGTTGATAACAGCGATCCCCAGTGCGCTGACGTCAATCTAGCATACTACTGTTATTATAATTGTGCCTATCACCCAGACTGTATCCGGATACGAAAGTTTGATAGGTTAGCAACGTACTGGTACGCGTGGGACTCTTATCGGTGCGCCGACAACTTACTAACCCAAGATATTACCACCGTGGGGATAGCTTTAAACTCCACAATAGGGTGGGAAGAGACAAAGACATACGAGGGAAATACGAAGGCGCATGTAATTACAAACAACCCATGTTACGGGGGTTGCGCCCCAGCCTACACAATTTGCATATTATCAACACAAACAACAACTATAAATAATCTATGGAACGAATCTAATAAAAATGAGAGTGCCGGGGTTATTGGTGGAGTTATTAATAAAGGTGTGAGCAACAATAATGGCGTATCACACGACTACACTAACAGTTTCACAGCAACACAGTCCCCGACGTATTGTAACTTTCTTGGCACGGCTTATAGCTACTGCGGCACCGGAGGGACGGCGGTCCCTTACAGCACCACGACACCATCAGCAATCATTCATCCATTTGCTGTTACTGATGCTATTGGGTCCTCCTCTTTTATTGCATGGGACAACAATGTCGACGGGCTTGTTATAAAGGGTCTAACATATACTATAAATGGGGACCCCACAGAGAGGAAGAAAATAACCATAAATGATAGGGATGTAACGACTGAACTTTTAGTAAAGACCCAATTTAATGACAACTTCAAATATCTGAGGTTCCCATTTTGAAAACTTATTATTTAGTAGGCCAGCCGATAGGGAGTGACAAGTATATTTTGGTCAGCCATGAATTATTAAGTATGGATGTGGCAATGGAACGAAAGCGCAAAGGAGAGGAGGGCTTCACTTCCTTGCGAATAGTTCCTGAAGATTTTATAGGATTTATAAAGCGGCAAGACAAGAAAGAAGCGGCTGCACCCATGCCGCCATTGGAGATAGCAGAGCGCAAGATACAGGCCGCCCTAATGGAATACGCACACCTCACTGAATCAAAGCCCAGTATCAAAGAAATATTTGTCGGCCATGAAAATTATGAAGTGCAGATAATTATAAAAAAATAGATCATGCAAATAATAAAAATAAATCTAAGTGATACAACTGGTGCTTACTTCTCAGTTAATTCAATAAATATATTTGCCGAGGCTCCTGGCCTGGGCTGGAGATAAGTCATGGGAACATTTGTAAGTAATCCAATAAATAATCTGATAATAGTCGATAACCCTGAGAAGATTCAATCCGAAGGATCATGGGGTGGCGCGAATGATGTAACGCCCAACTCCCCATATCAACTGGTAAGTGATAAATTCTCTGAAACCATGTTTACAGCTAAGGAGATGCTTGCTAAACTTCTTGGGAGTACTGGTGAGACTGTTGATTATTGGGTATGGAATTATGATACATTAGAATGGGTAAATGTTCCTAGACAAATATCAGCTTCGACTGGATATTTAACTACACTTGAATCTATCATTAATACATTTCCTACTACTGACATAGATGCTATTGTATATAATAATGTAACAGTTCCTGATATGGGGACAACGATTGTTACAGCTCCAACATTTGAGGCAACTCTTGATCTTGACTTCCCTACATTTGATACACCATTTCCAGGATTGAATGCAATACCATCTGTTGATCTTTCAGCTATTCTCCCACTTGAACTTCCTGCAGATATAACAGCAGCAATATCTTGGTTTGAAACAGCTTACGATGATTCATTATATACTATTCTTTATGATAAACTGATTGCTGATTTAAATAGTGGTGCAGGTGGTCTTGGTGGAACTGTTGAACAGGAGATATATGATAGATATTTAGCAAGAACATCAGTAGATAATGATGCAAAATATCGAGAGATCGAAGAGTATTTTTCTTCCCGTGGTTTTGATCTTCCTACTGGTGCTCTGGCTGGAAGATTACAGGAACAAGCTAATGTTATTGCTGCAAATAATCTTGAAGCTAGTGGCAAGATAATGATTGAGCAGGCTGAACTTGCCCAGAAAAATCAACAGTTCGTAATTGATGCTGCTAAAGGACTTGAAGCTTTACTTAGAGATTATAATAGTAAAAAGAATGATCGTTCTCTTGATTATTCTAAGGCTGTAGCTGCAAATGCTATTGCTATTTATGCAGAGCAAATAAGAGCATATATTGCTACAGCAGAAGCTAATAAGATGTATGTTGAAGTTCAGGTTGAAAACCTTAAGGCAGTTATTGAAGCAAATAAAGGTCTTATAGCTGGTTTTGCTGCTGAAGCTGAGGCATATGGTATTTTAGTTACTTCCAAATCAAAGCGAAATGAGGCAATTACTGAAGTATATAAAGTTGAAGTTATGGGGTATGAGGCTGAAACTAAAGCTATTACAGAGAATCAGAAAAATATCATTGCTGAATATGAACTAAAAATTAAGGATGCAGATGCTGATCTTCGTGCAGCTATTGCAGCAGCTGAAGCATCTGTTCAAGGATATACAGCTGAATATAGTCTTAGGGAAAAAGTGTCTGCTGATATGGCCAACATTGCAATGCAGGCAATGGCTTCAGCTTATGGTGCTGTAAATGCTTCGGCTGGTTTAAGTTATAATGGTAGTGAATCAAAAGGCGAGTCATGGAGTCATGGAGAAACTCGTAGTGATAGTTATAATCATAGTGAACAACTATCTTTATCAGAAACCAATACTTATAGTCATGGTGAAGACATTATTGAAAGACATGATTATCAAGAGAAATAGATTAATAATAAAGAATCTATAAAGGTTTAATAATGCAAACAGTAAGAACAAACCTAACAAATACTGCATCAACACAGTATACTAATTTTGACTTTACTTCAATGTGTATGTTTAATGGAGTAAAACTTGGGGCTGGTCCAGAAGGATTATTTAAACTATGCTGTAGTGATACAGATAATGGAGTCAATATTGATGCTTACTTTATTCCATATACTGTTGATTTTGATGATAATCATCCAAAAAGATTACGAAGAGTTTATGTTGCTGGAGAATTTAATGGTCAACTAAATCTTACTGTAACTGGTAATGGTGATAGTATTAATGGGCCATATACTATAACACCTAATGCTGGTGAAACTAAGCAAGTTAAAATGTTTGCAATTAATCGTGGTGTCGGCTATAAGTGGGTTTATGCTGATTTTAAATTTGAAAATGTTAGTGGATCATTCTTTGCAGTTGATTCAATTCTTGCACTTTATTCAATACATCATAGACGGAGAAATTAAAAATGGCTTATAGTCGATATGAAGATGAAAGACTTCTGAAAGCACAGGATGCAAACATTAATCTAGTAAAACCTTTTGTACGTGGTCTTTCAGGTGCAGGAGATGCAGCATTAAGTGCAAACAGGGCTCTTGGTGGTATTATTGATAATGTTAAAGATGCAAACTATGATCAACGTACTGCACTTGGAACAGCAACGCCTGAAGATAAAGATAGATATCTTGCTAGACAGGCAAAAGAAGCTAAGTATTTTGATGACCAAGCAAAAGAAGTGTCTTTGCCAAACATAAATAAAACAATTATTAATCCGGCAATTACTGATACTAATAGAAAACTTAAAGATTTACAAGTGCAAAAAGGTATTAGTAATTCACACTTTGGTGGAGAATCTACTATCGAAGATGCAATAGCTCCTTTCATAGCACAGAAGGCTGAACCTAAGAGAACTTTAGTTGCTGAATCTGATGCTTATTCAAAAGATAGAACACCAATGTATGAACAAACTATGCCTAATGGTGATAGACAGTTATCCATAGGTAAAAATACAATGACTGTGCATGGACAAACAGATAATCAAGCAAATCCAGTTTCATTAAGAACACTTGGTCAGCCAGTAAGAGCTATAGTAGGTGATCTTGATATTACCTATGATGGTAGTATGTCGACAAATGATATACAAGAAAACATTCGTCAAATGAAATTTCAACATCAAGGAACAGTTGAGACTAACCAAGAAAATAAAGATCGAGCATTAGCAAAACTTGATGCAGGTCCACAACCTCCAGATACAACTGGAATGAGTCCACGTGAGCGCCAAGATGCAGTTGAACAGTATAAAGCTCAGCTTAACTATCATACAGCAATACAGAGTGAGAAAAATAGAAATACAAATGACCGTGAGAAAAATCGTATTGATGCATTAAGTACTGATTCAGAAAGTGCTTTGCGTGATGCTCAAATTAATGCATTGCAGAATCCATTAGATAAAGGATCATGGCAAATTGTTGAAGAACCAATAATGATTACTAATAAGGATGGTCAACAAGTTGATAGCCTACAGACAAGAAAGAGGAATGTTTTTGTGAGAGGTGGAAAAGCTACCTACTTAGAAGATCTAATGGATAAGCAGCAAACAGCTTTAGAAAAGCCTTCAAATGCTACTAAAGATCGAATGATAAAAATGAAAGGTAATAAAGATTATGAAGCTGAATATATCAAAAGATTTGGGACACTTCCATATTAAGAGTATTATCAACTAATCAACTAATTAATAATTAAATTATAGGTGTAAAATGGCCGGTCTTTTTGATGATACACAAGACACTACTTCGCCAGTAGTAGGAAATTTATTTGATGATACTCAAGTTCAAAAACCTAAATATGAACGTACTTTAGGATCTAATCTAAAAGATGCTAGTATATCTCTTGCTAAAGGTGTTGTTGGTGCTGGCCAAGGTATTATAGGGCTTGCTGATATTCCTACAGGTGGTCATATTGGCCGTGGTCTTGAGACAATCGGGATAAAACCAGCAGAATGGCAACAAGAGTTATCCACAGAGTTCTCTCCTGCACAGCAAGAAGCTAATAAAAGTGTTGATGATGCAAAAGGCTTTGTTGATACAGCTAAGGCTATGCTGGCAAGTCCAAGTACTATTGCGCATGGTATTGTCGAGACTTTGCCATCTGTTGCTGCTGGTGGGGTCTTAGGTCGTGGTGCCCTTGCAGTTGGTAGTAAATTTGCTCCAAAGGCTGTGACTGCTTTAGGAAAGACAGGATCAGTTATTGCTGCTGGTGCTATTGGTGAGGGTGCAATAAGTGCTGGGCAAACAGAAGAGCAGATAAGAGAACAAACTCCAGACAGATTAACTACTGCAACACAGTCTGGTTTAGCGGCATTATCTGGCCTTGGTACTTCAATATTTGGTGTTGTTGGTGGATCATTATCTAAGAAACTAGGCTTTACTGATATTGATACAATGGTAGTTTCTGGTTTGAATCCAGCTAAGAAGGAAGGCTTTAAAGGTGTTGTAAAATCTATTGTTGGTGGTGGTATTACTGAAAGTGTGTTTGAAGAGTTACCACAAACTGTTCAAGAGACAATATTCACTAATGCAGCACTTGATAAGCCTTTGCTTGAGGGAGTTCCTGAGGCCTCAGCAAAAGCTATCATTCTTGGTGGTGCAATGGGTGCTGGTGCAAACTTACTTCCAGGAGCACCTAGTAAGCCTGAAGTGACTGAGCAAGAACTCGCTGCTAATGAAGGAACTGATCAGGCTCAGCCTGAAGCAGTTCAACCTGATGCTAGTAAATTTGAAGTTATCATTAATGGTAAACGAGACTTTGAACTTGAGAAGCAATTGGTTAAACAATCTTCTGATGCTAGGGCCAAGATTGATGAAGAGTTTAATCAAAAATCTATAGAGATTGAAGCTGATAAAGCAAAGCTTGATTCTGGTGAAATGTCTCCTGATGAATTCGTTAAAAAATATGAACTTGAAGAAATTGTATCAATATTGAAGCCTGCGCAGACTGAGCAAGTAGTAGAACAGCAGATAGATCAGCCAATACAGCAGCAAGAACCTGAACAACGAATTAAGCAACCAGTAACAGAAACCAAAGCAGCGACTTGGGATAATCTAGCTCCAGGACAAAACGTTACTCTCTATAGAGGAGAGAATAATGAGAATACTCTTAATGGTGAGTGGTGGACAACTGATAAAACTAAAGCTGAACAGTTTGGTGCTGTTACTGAAGTTACTATTCCCGCAGAATTGATTGGTAGACATGCTGCAAGAGGTCATGGAAGAAGTAATGAATTTGTATTTCCAACTGAAGGCAATAGACCAGTACAATTATCAAATAAGTTAAATGCTGGATGGATGCAGAAAGAAGTTCCTCAAGAAGATCAAGGACTTAATGATTATGCAAAGCAGCGACAAGCAGCATTGGATTATAATCAAAAGAAGAATACTCCTGTTAGAGGTTGGGCATATGATGATAACTCAACTGTTAATAATAGGTTTATTGGCAATGAAATAAACAAGCAATATGATACATATAATCCTTCTGCTCCAGGCAATGTAGATGAAGCTAAAGTTGATGGATGGATTCATAATTCTATTGCATCAGGTATGAGCAAAGATGAGATTGATGTAGCAGTTCAAAGGCAAATATCACTTGAATATAATCAGCGCAAAAATGCTAAACCAGAACCTCAGCGTGGATGGCTGTTTGATAATCCTCAAGATGTTACAAATCGTCTGGTGCAGAAACGCATTGATGATCTTTATAAAACATATGATCCAGCAGTTCCAGAAAACCAAAAAGGACTTGCTTCAAGTGTGGCAAGTTCGTTCACAAATGAACAGCAATTTGCGCCCACCGGACAAGTCGGTGTAGGTGAACAAGTTCCTTCTATCAAAGAGTTGGAAGAGCAGTTAAATGTAAATGAACAACAATCTGCTGCTTTGGCTGATCAGATAGCTACGACTACTGATCCAAATGAGTTAGCAGTTCTTCAGCAAGAAAGTGCTTCGCTTTACACAGAAAATGGTTTGTTGCAAGATCAATGGAATAAACAAAACAGGCCTCAATATACATCACCAGAAGCTAATGCAGAGACTGGTGGATTTGCTCCACAGTTTCAAGTAGCTGAAGGTTATACTAAAAATGAAGCAGGACAAGAATTAACTGGTTTTCATGGAACATCTGCAGAACCTTTTGATTCTTTTGATAATGCTAAGATACAATCATTTGAACATGGCTGGTCTGGTGCAGGGCATTATTTTACTGTAAAGAAAGATTATGCTGAAGGATATGCTGATGCAGCAGAAAATACTACAGGTAAACCTGGACGTATAGCTGAAGCAAGGTTTAGTTTTAAAAATCCTTTATATAAAAATTCTCCTGAATATAAGCAGTTACTTCAAGATGCTTTAGGTAAGTCTAGTATCTTAAATAAAGCAGATGGTTTTAAAGCTACTGAAGCATTTAAGGCTGCTGGATATGATGCAGTTATTGATGGGAAATCTTTAGCTGCTGCTTTTGAGATTAATGTTTTTGATGCAAAAAATATTCATACTGTTGAAGGACAGACACAATTTCAATCAACTGAAAATCAAGAAGGCTTAAGTAAAGTCAATCTTGAAGATATTAAAAAAGCTTTTCCAAATCAAGAAATAATTCAAGATGCTGATGGAAATGTCTCAGTTAAGTTTAAAAATGGTCAAGGATTAACAATCAAAAGTATTCAAACTGCTGGTCAAGGCTTTGTTAAGTTGGCAATTGAAACTGGTCAGATGTCAAAAGCAGGAAAAATCCTTGGTATTACTATTGGCTCAGACATTCTTCTTGATGAAAACTTTGCAGATAACAAGACTCTTTGGCATGAGAACAAGCATGTGCTTGATAATCTTGGGATGATAACTCCTGCAGATGATTCAGCTTTAAATGCAGAATTTAATAAACTTCGCAAAGCTAACAAGCTTGAATTTGCACTCAGTACTCATGAAGATGCTAAGCAGCGAATGGTTGAGAATCGAGCAAACACTTTCGCGCAGATCATGGTGAATCGAGAATCATACCGAAATACTACTTTCGGTAAGACTATTCAGCGGATCATGGATTTCTTTCAGCAGATGCTGAGCTTTGGTCAACAAACAGTTTCAGGCTTAGCTCGTGAAGTAGAAACTGGAAAGATTTATGAGCGACTGGCAGCTAATCAAACACTTGAAGGAAAAGAATTAATGCAAGTTGCTCAGGCATTTTATTCAAGACTTCAGAGTGCAGTGTTTAATGATTTTCCTGCAGAACTTAAAGCACAGAAAGTTATTCCATACCTGAAAAGTAAACTGAAAAATACTAATGAGCAAAGACCTTATCAAGAGATTCAAGCTATTGGCCTGCAAGAATGGTTAGCTGCTAAGAAACCTACTGATATAGTTACTAAAGAAGAATTGAGTAACTTTGTCAAAGCAAATATGGTTGAATTAGATGATGTAGTATTAAGCGATGAAAAGAACTTATCTTTAAAAAATCAAGAAGAATTCAGATCTTTAGACAGGAAATATATCATTGATGAAATGAGAATGACTCCAGAAGAACATGGTAGGTATTGGGAACTTAAATCAGCTATGCAGAAGGTTATTGATGGAAAGAAAACCCACTTCTCCCAATATACCGAACCAGGCGCAGTCGATGGCAGCTACAGGGAGATGTTTATCACGGCTCATGGGAAAAACCAGAGCACAATTAAGTCTCTCCCAGAAGGGTATAGTGTCTTAGACAAGAATGGCATTTTTTGGGTTGTTGAAAACGGCTATGAAAGTAAACCCATAAAGACCGGGGGAACATCTAAGGAAGCAGTAAAAAAGTTTTTGAAGCTCCACAATGAGGTGAACGATATTCGTAGTATGGAATTTGAGAATCACTGGGGGGATGGCCACTCTCAATACTCAGATATCAAGAATCCAATCGTCCGTATTCGTTTCAACGAAATCAATGCAGACGGTAAGCGAATTCTTCGCATTGAAGAAATGCAAGGACCATTATCAGACAATCAAGCTAAGATGCCAAAGCACTTGAAAGAGAATATCTATCAGCTTGGTATCAAGCGAGTTCTTGCTTATGCTAAAGAGAATGGATTTGATGGTGTATCATTAGTTACTAGGCCTGGAATGACTGCTGGTGAGACTCAGGCGGATAGGTACTCGTTGGAGAATCAGGTAGACTCTATAAATGCAAAAGCATTAAATAATGGTAAATTCTATTTAGAGGTTGATGGAAAAGATGGAAATCCAGTTTACTCTGGTGATGTATCAGCTGATGCTTTAGAAAGTCATATAGGAAAAGAACTTGCAAAGAAGATAATAACTGATAACGGAGGTACATATTCTGGCCTTGATTTAAAGGTTGGTGGCGAAGGACTCAAGACCTTATATGATAAGACTATTCCGGCCATGCTTGAATCTTATGGGAATGGGAAACTTGAATCAATTGAAAGTAATATTAATGAAGATGTAAAAATATCTAAAGAAGAGGCATTAAATACTTTTGATGATGGTAGAATGATTTTTATAGGTAATAAAATTGCTGAAAAAATATCTGATATTATGCGTTATCAAGGTACTGATATCACTATTGCTATGCCTATGATGATATCTTATCTTCCAATCACTGATAAAACTACTGATAGTTTCTCAATGTTTCAAGTTGCTGAGCAAAAGATTCTACAGGTAGATTATGAAGCATTGAAATCAGAAAAGAATAACCTCTTGCAAAACTATGCACAACAAGCAAGAATAAAAGTTCATGAAATCAAACTTCTTGCTGATAAGGCATTAGGATCAATATCAACAAGGCTTAAAAATGTTGATCCAGAATTAAGTGAACACCTGAGATGGCTTGATTTTAAAACAAGTCAGAAGATCATTGATGTATTGAAGGTAGCTAAACCAATCCTTGATGCAACTAATGGAGCTAAGAATGCTTTAGGCATCCGTCAAGGTGGTATGACAGCAGATGAACAAGTTGAGTGGAATTGGGCAAGGCTTAACTCTGATAAAGGTAAGATCGAGCAGCTAGCACAAAAGTACAATCTTACTGATCAGCTTGTTGCTCTTCGTGAGAAACTAAATCAACTTCGTAAAGATGCTATCACAGTTGGTTATGATGTAAACTTTATTGAAGAGTATTGGCCACGTGTTATTAAAGACCAGGAGGGATTTCTGCAAGCAACGCAAGAAATTTCTCAGCGGCCTATGTTTACTGAAGCGATCAGGGCACAGGCAAAGAAACTTGGATTAACTCAAGAACAATTTGAGCGCGATTTTCCTGAAGTCAAAGCAGACATCATAAGTAATTTAATTCTTGGAAATCATCGAGGAATTGGTGGACCTGGTAATATTCAATCTCGTGTATTTGAGACTATTCCAAAAGAGTATGCACCATTTTATATGGACGCTGATGCAGCATTGATGCAGTATGTTTATAGTATGACTAAGAAGATTGAGGCAAGAAAATTCTTTGGTAAGGTTCCTGAGAGAATCAGTGGATTGAAATCATCAAAGAAACAAAAACAAGCTGAGTTGATAAAACTTAATATGCTTGCTGATATGGCTCGTGCTGAGAATCCTGAAAGACTGATGGATTTTGAAGATCGAATCAGTACATTAAATGAAAACATTACCATCATTGATGAAAAGCTGAATGAGTATAAACATACCAATAATTATACTGAAAACATTGGTAGTTATATTGACAGGATGATGACTGAAGGAAGGATTCAAAAGAAAGATGAAAAGACAGTTCGTGATATTCTTGATGCAAGATTTCATGAACAAGGTACTCATGGCATAATTAATGCTTATAAAAACTTTTCTTACATTGATACTATGGGTAGTCCTATGTCAGCTATCACGCAGATTGGTGACTTAGCATGGGCAATGTATGTTGGTAAAGTATGGACACCAAATGGATTCCTTAGCACAGGTAAGAATCTTGCTAAAGCAATAATAAATAAGTCAGATGTAACTAAAGAGGATTTAGGAATTGAGCGTATCGCCCAGGAGTTTGCTGATGGAACAACATTAAGTAAAGGAGTTAGTAAGGTATTTAAGTTTGTTGGACTAGAAAAGATAGATTCAATAGGTAAAGAGGTCTTGATTAATAATGCTTTAGATCAATTCAAAGCTCAAGCAAAAGCAAATCCTGAAGCACTGGATAGGCAGATCAAGCCAACATTTGGTAGCAAATCAACTGATGTTGTCCAGGAAATCTTATCAGGAAATCCATCTGACAATGTTAAGATGTTGCTTTATTCTAGACTGCTTGACTTTCAGCCAGTTGCTCTTTCTGAGATGCCTGAGTTTTATCTCAATTCTGGAAATGGTCGAGTATTCTATATGCTCAAAACATACACTTTGAAGCAGTTTGATGTATTTAGAAAAGAGGTTGTGCATAACCTTAAGTCTGATAATCCTCAGCAAAAACTTCAGGGACTAACAAACATGGTTCAACTGATGGCATTGTTGACGATTGCTAATGCTGGTGCAGATGAACTTAAAGACTTCCTGATGGGTAAAGAATCAAAGTTCTCTGATCATGTAATTGAGAATTTCTTAACAATAGGTGGTGCTTCAAGATTTATGCGGATGCAAGTAACTAAAGATGGTATTGGGTCTGCAACTAGTCAGATGATTTTACCTCCAATGAAATTCATCAATGCTGCAAGCAAAGATGTAAATGAAACTTACAATAATTATATCTCAGGTGATACAAGTAAGTTTGATCATGCAAGAATCATTGATTCGATTCCTGGAGTTGGTAAACTTTACTATTGGCACTTCGGGCGTGGAGCAGAAAATAAACAATCTATTGCAGCAAAGGAATTTGCAGATGCTAGCAAGGATGCAAGATTGTTTAAGAAACAACTTGAAAATTCTGATGATAAGCGACTTTTCATTGAATCAAATCTTGATCGATTTAAGCAATCAAAGTTACAAGAGAATTTTCAATCAGCATTGAATAGGAATAAAGCAGTGATAAACAAGTTGGAAAAGATACCATCTACAGAAAATGTTCAGACTAGACTTGGACAACTCAAGGCACAGCGTGAACAAATTCTGCAAAGGTATCTTGAAGTTGCAGAAGCAATGCAATAAAAAATAAACTAATATGGGGGGGTGTGAAGAAATCCATGCCCCACCACTATTTATTTTTAATACTTTATTTATCTTTTATAATCTAGTACAATCTACACATAAAATATTTTTATTACATAAATTATATCTTATTGGTATATCATGAGAAGATGCAAATATTTTCCATCTTAAAAAATGTTTTTCACATTGATAAATATGTTTATCTTGTTTAGTATATTCATCATAATAATATACTTCATATACTGCATTAAAACAATTCATTTTTAAGCACCTTCAGAATAATATATTTTATTAACTGAATAATCTATTAACAACCAAGATGCATAAGTTAATGCTTGAGAAGTATCTATATTAGCGATTGGAAAATTCATTTTCTCAGTAAGTTGAAATAAATCAAAAAACTTATAATCAATTGCGGCTATTAAAAATACTTTATTTTTATCCACACTTTGTAACCTAAATAAACCTTCTTCAAGTGATGTTTCACAAAGATCTGCAGAAATATTTGCATTAATTATTTCCATAATTATCTCCTATTTTTTCATATTCTTCTCATCATCCTCACCTAAAAATCGCCTGATCTTATAATTACCGCATGGTTTTGGTTCAGGACATATACCGCCACGATATACACAATTAGGAACCATATAATAAGCAAGATCTGGATCAATCTCACGAATGGCTTCTTTAATCCTTATCATTACTTCACGTGTTTCTGGTGATGCTTGATAGCATAGTCTACGTCTGGCCATATTAATTAGTGCTTCAGCATTAGCAAGGAATCTATGATTAACAGGAGTATAACGATTCTCAGTTCCATCACCATCCCGATCAATCCTTTTAGATCTTACAAAAGGAACTGTAGTAACATGACGAACTAAGTGAACTGATACAAAAGTTGGTATATCAATTAATTGTACAGAAAACATCTGTGATCTAGTAATTGAATGTTCCCAACCATAAATCTGTCTTAATGTTGCAGTGCTGCTAAATCCAGAACCCATAGTTGATTCAAGACATGCTCTGGCTTCTTCAAGATCAGTATGTTTTTTAACTATTACTTTACCTAAATACCATAAAGTTTCTTCTTTAGTTGATGGATAATCAAGTTCATTTTCAATTGGATCTATTGTCATTTTTATTCTCCATATAAAAGATGTTGATGTAATTTCTCATTCCAAATAGCATCTGCTAAAGCATTATGTGCATTTAAAGGATCAGGAATTTTCTCTTTTCCAGTTTCATCTAATAACTGCTTGAGATCTTTACAATACATTGGCCAACCTTCGGGAAGATTAATCATAGAACCAAATAACCAACAAAATACTACCCAATCATAATCAGCATAATAACCCCAAAATTCAGGGATATCATCACCAATAAACATTTTAATTATATCAGCAATTCTTTTATTGTTTGAAAACATTACAAAAGAATTTGGATAATCACAATCAAAATCCGTTCGATCAATAAAAGGTTTTTTATTCTGATGTAAAAGATTAACTATAACATTTTCTTTTACCCAATCATTTGCTTTATTAATATCAAATTGATTTGATTCAGCATAGAAAGTTCTTCCATCTTCACATTTAATCCCTATAGAAATAAGATTAATTGTATTTGGATATTCAATAAATTCTGTGTCAAGATAGTATTTCATGTTTACTCCTTTTTAAATAAGTATCTAATTTCTATTTCAAGACCTTGCTCTTTAGCCTGATCAATTCCATACTGCATACCTTTAGTTATTCCTAAATCAGCATACACTACAGTTGCTTCAGCGACAGTTTTCCATGCAAGTCCAGCATTAATACCAAGCTGACGTTCTGCTGGCAGATCATCATTTAATATACTATTTTGAGTATAAAGCAAATGACTTGCTATTGGAGCTTCACCGCGAAGCAAACTATCCATAACACAACGTCTTGCATATTGAATGTTTCTAAGAATATCTCCAGCGTATGGGCTTTCTAAGATTACAAGTCTCATTATTTAATATCCAACATTTTATATTCTTTATAGTATTTCTTTCTTTGAGCTTTTATTTTAGGTGAAGTCATACTGCTTGCTTTACGTCCATTATGTTGACAACCACATGAAATTGTATTTCCTGTTCTTAATGACCTTGCTGAAACAGAGTCTTTACTTTTTCCACAGTCACATTGACAATTCCATCTAGTACGTCCTTTTATATTTTCTGCTCTTGAAATAACTGTAAGCAAACCATATTTATTACCTATTTCACTTTTCAATTTTGTTGATTTAGAAATACATTTAATTGCAGCATCAAAAACAAGACATGCATCATCTTCTCTACCTTCAGCTTTTAATTTATTTCCTAATTCTATCAACCTTTCATACATAATTTTTCTTTAAACTTAATTGGACATGGTTTAATTGGATTTAATCTTGATAACTCATTTCTATATTCAAGATAAAGAGCATCAAAATCGCTTATCTGTTCACGAGAATATTCTAAAAGATCTTTACCAGTTTTATTAATGCAATGCCCATGATGACATTTAAAACTCATATAACCGTCAGCAAGAATAAAAACTGTAGCTCTATCATCTGATGGATCAGTATGTTCATCAGACCAAGGACAACTAACATCATAATGCCCTTCATTCAAGATGCTTTTGATTTCAATCTTTTGCCAAGCAGGATGCTTTGCTGCATAATGATCTTCAAGAAATTCATAATCACTAGAAAGTTTATATTTGCATGATTTAGTTAAATCAACATCAAATGCATCAGCTAAGTCAGTAATACTGATCTTCACTTCTGGCTGCCAAATAATCATTTTGCATTTGAAAATCTTGCCATTGTTCTTAGCAACTTTACTTGCCTTGGTATTATAACCTTCAGGTAACCGAACATATCGAGTAACACCAAGCATTCCTGAATCAACTCCATCAGGGCAAATCTTATGAACAAGACCAGTCAGCAAGTTCTCTACTATTGCTCGTTCCTTGCATGGCTCGGTCAAGATATATCCCCATTGCTGAGAGCCTGGACTTGTTTCTAATATCCAACTAGGTGCAGGCTTATCAAGCATGAGATCAATTGGAATCTTTTCACCAACATCATCTACTACTATGCAGTGAGTTGATTTGAAAAGTTCCTTTCTTCGCCTAGCTCCTTGATCTGTTTCATTAAACAAACTAATTGTAAAGTATTGATTTGCTTGATCTCGAAGTTCTATATTTACATAATGATTTCCTAGCCAAGCCTGTTTGCTTTCATCAATAAAGCCTTCACCTGGATCATGAAAGAAATCTGTTACATGCGCCCAGATAAAATCAGATCCAAAGATTGCACTTAAGAATTCTTGATTAGAGATATTCATAAAATTCTTGCTTAGGTTTTAGTTTTGCCGTTCAGAAATGAACAAAAAGTTATCCATATTTAAACTTGTTTCATGCTCTTCAATTTTATCTGCAAGTTTCTTAACTCGCTCTTCTAATGCATAAAGTCTTTCAAGTTCATCAGTGGCTTGTAATCTTGCTTTACGCATATCATTTACATTTATATTATATGAACTTCTTAAATAATGTAACAATGTTTTTTTATCCATGTAAGAGTCCTTTTTAGCTCCAGTAAAAATCAATCTGTATTTTTATTTTTGCCAATAATCAGATTCCCATCAAGAGATACCGATATTTTAGTTTCTAAATCTAGTTCATGAATTTCTCTTATTTCTTCCCACAATAACTCTTCTCTTTTTATAACTTGATTATGACAATTACTATGATATGCCAGAGCTATTTTCAAAGTATTATCTGCTGTAGTTTTATCCAATTGAATTTCTTGAAGTTCTTTTAATTGCTTTGTTGATACTCTCATTTTCTTTGTTCTCCTAAATTAGCTATTTAAAATTTATTATTCCATTGCCTTTAATTCAGGTAATAATCTTAACAAAGCAACTGTATCATGTTCTCTGATTGCCTTATCTGCTTCAGTAAGAACTAATTCATAAAAATAAAAATTTACATTACTTTGAAGCATGAGAGTTTTAACTTCTGTTATCATCTCTCTTATTCTCTTGACTTCATCTTGTACTGCCATTAATAAGTCGGACATGATAAGCCTCTTTTTGTGGGATGTTTGTCGGTAGGATGCCCACCACAACATGAAAAAAATTTTCCAGTACGTCACTATGCCAGGAAAAATCATGCCGTGACGGGCATTTAAAAGCGTTTAGTTAAACTCCAACTAATGTTCTTGCACAATAATCTGAACAAACTGGATAACGAGACATAAAATACATCTCTTCTTCAGGTTTTTCTTTTCCACAAACTTCACAAGTACAAATACCATCAAAAGGAATATAAACACCATGACCTTTTGAAGGAAATTGATTTACTGTTGGATCAACTATTACTCCTGATTTTGTTTCAGTCCACCAATGTGCTTGTTCTCCCCATTGTGCATCATAATAATGTCCACGAACTAATTTAAGATCTGGATAATCCATTACTAAAGCAGCTGAATATTCATAGCATTTTCCTCGATACTTTTCATAATCAGTCATAATTTTTTATTCCTCAATCTAAGGTGATAATTCCCAAATCAAGTAAGGCAAAGAAGCATCGTTTCGTAGCCGAGATATCAGCGAATGCATCATGTGCGCCATCAAAGCCTTCTTCAAATAAAATGTTATGCAGCTCAATAAGCTTTGGCCATTTTGCACGACCTGCTTTATTTTTCAGTCCACAAAACTTAACAACTGCTTTATCTTGCATAGTACAGTAACCTGGCATATCAAGATAGAAAGCTGACCGAGCTTCATCAGACAAAGCATCAACATTTCTTTCCATCAAGTGCCTGGCATACTTAATATCAAAAGCCAAGTTATGACAAACCATCAGGTCAGCTTGACGAAGCAATAATCCAAATTTCTCTGCTGCTTCATGTTCTTCAATACCTTCTGCATCAGCTTTCTCAGTTGAAATCCCATGAACTTCTTGTGCAAATGGATTCATTGATCTTCCATTTGATTTGATGATTACATTCATCTTAGCAATATCTTCATCTTTGTTTGCTAAGATTGCGCCGATTTGCACAGTCCATGCTTGATCTGGATGATCTGCTGAAAGTTCCTTCTTGATGAATCCTGAAGTTTCAGTATCAAAGAAAAGAATCTTAGTATCATCATTGAGTTGAATAGTTTTGAGTGTCATGTAAGTAGTTCCTTTTTAATTATTTTTAATTAATTATATGATAATATATCATCAAGTAATTTAAATATATTCTCACGTATTTCAGTATGCTCAGGATTTTCAGAATCTGGATCATCACTAAGATAATTTTGCATTAAGTCACGAATATATTCAATTTCTTTCCTATTTAAAGTAAGTTGTACAGTTATAGATTTTTTAACTCTTGCATCAGCCATGTAATCAGTTCCTTTTTATTCTTTATTGTTTTTGTTTTAGTAAGTTTCGATCCATCAACCTGAAAACTGTATCATCCAAATATCCCGATTTATCAATTTCTATTTGAGTTTTAATCGTAGTATATCGCGATGATGTTGCAGAACTTTCAGACTTGATCAATCCTGATTGCTCAGCCATTTCAACATATCCACGAAGTTGTGGAATGTTATCTACATCAAGATGAAAATTCCTCATAAGTTCAGACCAATCAAAATATTCATGTGAATCAATAAAACTGAGAAACTTTGCATATATATTTGATTGACTTGATAAGCCCAGACCATAAAAAGCATTTGGCATTTCCTGTTCAGTTACCTGAAGAATCGCTAATGCTTTTTCAAAGTGTTTATCAGTTATAATCATATCATTTGATTCAGCTACCGAAACTAGCATACAAATCTTGTTAAGATGTAACGGTCGCCTGTGATTATATCCTAAGAACTTATCTGATATAACACCTGAATCATCATATTCTTGTTCATACCAACGAACATATGCAGTAAGAAATTCCTGAGATAGAACAAATGGCCCAGATAAATTCGCTATTTCCTGTAAATCATTTTCAAGATTATGAATAATCTCTTCTTCTTCTTCAGTTAAAAACTGTAAAGCTGTTCGCTGCTTCGGGCCATTGCCAACTACAAAGATAATTCTAGATATTAACCCACCGCCTACAGCATCTTGGCTTAGCTTTGCTTGAAGCAAACTCGGAGTTATAGCGCCGATGATTGTCAACCAGCAGTTAGATAAATCTTCATTCTTTCTTGCTAGAGTTTTATACTTCCAACTATCAGAACAATCAAATAGATCAGTTAATGAGCTTATCAGCATTTGATCTCTATCAGAAAGAAATACTTGAAATTCTTCTGACCAGATTGAAACACTCTTATGCTTTTTAGTTAAACCTTGAGGATCAACATAACTATCCTCAGAATCCATGATCTCTTTATAAAGTGCTTGTGTTGAACCAAGTGAATCTGCTCCCATAGGCACATTCAGTGTTTGTACAATTGATTTTGCAATTTTCATTGCTGTGCCTTTCCGTCCTCCAGGTGGACCGACTAATGAAACAAATAAATTAGGATAAACATATCCACGAAGAGCTCCCCAATTACAATAACATTTACGTCGTAATGCTGAACTAAGTGCTGTAAGTCCTGACCATAAATGATACAATTCAGGTGGCTCTGACCTTTGAGTGTACTTCATGTAATACTCAAGCCAATCCGATAATTGTCGTGACATATTTGATTAGCCTTAAATAAAAGATTTAATGACTGCATTAATTTCTGGCATAGCATCAACCTTACCCATAGTTGAATACTTTTCAAGTTCTATACAATGATCAATTAAAAAATCTAATTCCTGATCAGGAATATTATAGCATTTAACAAAATCGCGTTTATAATATTTACCAATTAGAATTACCTGAGAATTCTTTTTGGCATAAGAATGAACATCTAAATGATATTCAGTTCGCTCTTTTATAATTTCCCTGAGTTCATTTAATTCATTTGCTTGTCTTGTTAATTGATGGTAAAGATAAAAACTTAAATATTTTTTGTTTTAACCAGTTCATTTTTTCATCCTTTATTTTATATTCTTCTCTCTAATTGTCTTCTCTCGGATGTTTTTCTACGTTCTTTTGTACGTCTATCTTTTTCTGATCGTACCATGATAGGTTTTTCTCCATGAATCCATTTACCATTTAATTCAAACCAAATAGATTTATTCATATTAAAATCCTATTCTTTTGTGATTGTAATTGCTTCAAGTGCTACATATCTTTCATTAGCAAGCCTTTGTAATATTAAATCAGCATTATCAATATAAATCTTTTTAACTCCATTAGGATAAAATCTTCCTAATAAAAATTCATCCCATGTTAATGGAAAATTTATTTTATATCCATGTTTTTCAGCTAAATTCATTATATGCTCACAAGATCTTGCATTCATTGTAAGGATATAACCATTAAAATTATCTGCTTGTTTAATAAGACTAAGAGTTTTACCTGATTGTCTAGGTTGATATATAATTTCCATAATTAAAATCCTATTTTTTTAACTGCTTTATCGATTTCTTCTTGAGTGAAATGATCTATTCCTGCTGTATTACCGGCCCACTGAGTGCCAATCTTGGCGTCCAAACCTATTGTAAAACTCTTACCTTTGTAAGTAAAAGTATGTGTCATATGCTCTTTGATGATTAAAAGAATCTGCAGCAAATTCGGTATCTGACTTTTGTGAAACATAAAAACATCAGAATCATGAACAGTAGTAAGTAAACGAATATCAAAACCATCCTTACCAAGTCTAGGATCATTAGCAATCTTAATTGTTCCACGATTAAGTAGTTCTGCTACAGTAGATTGAGGCTTATAACTGTAAGCATTTCTAAACAGTGCAGGATTCATTTCACCAAGAAACTTCTTTGGCCTACCGAAAAGATTATACAAAGTTCTAGTTGCTTGAACTTCTTCTTCAATGGAACGGTGCCAACGCTTTAGTCCAGGAAATCTGTCAGTATAGTTAGTCAAAAGTTTCTTACATTCACTTTGAGACATAAAGATTTCTTCAACAGCAAGCTGATCTGAGAATGTTTGTGGACCCATGTTATAGTTGCTGGCATGAACTACTTTCTTGCCCATATATCGCATGGTTGATTTTTGATCTTCTTTATTTGCATGATGCTCAGCAATGACTTCTTCAATAGGTACATGAAAAATCTTACTGGCATTAAAACTATGAACATCAATTCCACTAACAAAGGATTCTATCATGTTTGCATCTTGTGCTAAATACGCAACAACATGAGCTTCAGCCTTTGCTAAGTCAACTTCACATATAATGTGATCAGGATCAGCAATCAAAAAATATTTAAAAACATAAGGCTGATTTTGCAAGTTTGACCCTGTACCAAAGTAAGTCTTTTCTGTAGCAATCCTGCCTGAAGTAGTTCCAGAAATCTTATGATTACATCGAAGTCTCTTATCTTCATCTACATCAATATTAAAATAGGTAGAAACCAGCTTTCCATACTTTCTGATCTTAATAATAATCTTTGCTTCAGTAGAACCTTTACCACCATTCTTTGCAATTCTATGTAAAGCAACTGATCCGCAAGTAGCATTACCTGAAGTTCTGTCTATGTATGGTTTAATCATACAAATGCCATAAAAGTATGCAATCATTTGTTTTGATGAATTGGTATTTAATTCCTGTCCAGCAATTTCATTAAGCTGTGCTTGAAGTGTAAGAATCTTTTCCTCATACTCTGCTTTAGTCTTTTTAATTCCTTCAGTATCAGTAAGGAAGCCATTAAACTCCATTTCCATCAGAGGCTTATGCAAGTTCATTGTATATTCTAAAGCATCAGAAGCATTGAATTCTTCAAGTTCCTTAATAAGAGCCTCAGAAATAGGAAGCAAATATGCAGAATCTTTTGCATTATAGTTCCAATATTGTGGCCAGTCTTTGATTACTTTTAGATGTGATTGTTTTCCCTCATCTTTATAATATGGAAAGTAAGTATAACAAGATGTTAAATAATCTAAACCCTTAGGTAAATCAGTATAACATATATGTTGGGCAAGCATTGTATCAAAGAAGAAGTTTTCTGTTTTAATATTCATTGTTCTCAAAGTAAACATAATATCAAACATACCATTAGTCAAAATCTTCTTAAGATTTTCATCAGCTAATATTTTTGCCATTCCTATCCAGATTTTTACTTCTTCTTCAGGTGACCAGTAGCTTCCACGATTATCCATTAAAGGAATAGACATTGCCTTGATTTTACCTTCATCATAAACAGAAAATGAAAAGCATGTGATAAATTTTGGAGTAGCTTCAATATCAAAGCCAACAAATTCCTTATTTTGAACAAGAGCATAAAACTGCATAACTTTTTCAAATCCAGGTGAGGTAATGATTTCAGTATTATCAGTTAGCAGTTCTGGGCTATCAATGAGTTTCAGAGCTTTTGTAAAGTCTGCAATCATTGTATAAAAGTGTACAGGCTTGCCAGTGAAGGTCGTAAATGATGGATGGAAAGAAAAACCTATGATCTTGCCAGCAAGTTTTTCTTTAAGGTGAGGAAAATCCTCGGCGTGATAAAATGAACCACGAAATTTTTGAATAGAATCAAATCTTGGCTCATCAATCAGCAACCTCATGGCAGTATCTCCAAGCAACATGATTACTTTGCCTGGAAATTCTGCAAGTTCATTGATTAAAGCTTGTTGAAGTTCTCCCCATTTAGGATGCCTCCAGCCTTTATCAGTCCATAGCTTGCTGACATTATGCTTAGGAAGTTTTGCCTTGCAAGCAGTAGTTAGATATATTTGATACCTAGCTAACCTGACCGCCGCACAAATGCGATTGAATTGTGCTCCATGTGGCCCAAGAAATGGTTCACCTTTAAGCACTTCAATATCATTCGGTGCATCACCTACCATAGCAATAATAGCTGTATTGATATTATTCGTTGGTGGACATTCTACTGCAAGAATATCAAGAGAATTATTCTTTTGATCTTGTTCGCTAGTAGGATCTTTTGGAATTTTCATTATTATATTCCTATAAAAATTATTTTACAAAGTGAGTATTAAAAAAATCTTCAGGTGTTCCATTTATTACTATAGGAGTATTTTTAGATTCATCTGTAAAACGAATAACAGATTCATTATTAGGATGAGAATGAATTATTCTAATATCATCCTTTCTTACTATATAAAATACATTCTCTTTTGATTTAATTAAAATAAACATTATGTTATTTCCATTTTTAATGTAGCTGATATCATTCTATAACCTATCCTTTTTGATTTGACCTGGGTTCGGGGCTTTAATTTCATGCTTACAATCCAAGCAAAGATAACTTTTTACTCTGATTATGTTTGAAGTTAGAATACCTACAGCAAAATTATAATTTGGTTCATTCTTATAACCATTCGGCCAGGACTTTGTGGCAAAACCTATTTCAAGCGGAACAACATTTTTGTGCATACAACAGAACTGACCCTTATCAGGAGGTCTTTCTTCAGGCATTATCTTCCCCGATTCATATTTTGACATATTTATTCTCCATATTAAATTATCTTATAATCATCATATATGCCTAGTAAGATACTCTCGAGATATAAAACTTGGTAATTGTAGAATTATTAGAACTAGACCAAGCCACCAATATTTTAAAAATATATATCCATTTAAAGGCATTATAATAGCAAATGTAAAAATTCTTAAATACATTCTTAAGAATGATTTATGTAAATATATGTTATCCATATTACTCCTCCTTTTAAAGTCCACTAATGTCTGCTGAAATTCCAGTGTATTGTTCAAGTCGCTGATAAAATTCTGGAATATACTTTTGACTCTTATCGCAACCGATAGGCATCATTCTTGTCTTTGCTGCACTGATAAGACAATTTCCTGAACCAGCAAAAGGACTCAAGAAAATAGTCCCTGGCTTACATAATGCTTTAAAGAAATGATCATACAGCTTGACTGGTTTTTCCCACTGATGAATACGATTAGCAGAATTACCTGAGTCAATATTTATAGCACTTGGAAGGCTTGGTGTATTAAACTGTGCATTTCCTTTCCTGAACAGCAAGTACATTTCCCAGTTACTAACCAAACTTCTCTTTGGCTGATTGGTACTTCCACCAGACTTTATCCATGCACCTGGCTGCTGAGTTTGAAATCCAATACTTTCAGCAATCTTATTAATTTCAGTATAATGTTCTTTACCAGTCCAGCAAAGTACCCAACTACCATCAAGCATCTTGTTATAGATAAGTGGTAGGTAATTGAAGTAAAAGTTATAAAGTTCTTTTTCATCCCAATCAGTTGCCTTGCTAGTGATGCCATTTGTCTTGCCATAGTTCTCATTAAAACCAATAGCATACGGTGGATCAAGTTCAACTAAACCTACTGAATTATCAGGAATCTTGTCTAGGAAAGTCTTATAGTTTTCAGCTACATAAATAACACTGATATTCTGAAGAACTTCTTTTTCTTCTTCATCAGCAAAATCGTCATCTAAACCATCATCTGAAAGAGTCATAGATGAAAGATCCTCTGATGAAGAATCTGAAGAAATCTTTGCTGCTGCTGGCTTTGGTGCAGTAGTTTTCTTTGGTATCTGAAAGTTACCTGATTGAAGATCTTTCAAGCGTTCCTTCTCAACATCAGTGAAGCTATCCATCCGCTGAATTGCAGTAGCTTGATTACCAAATGCTTTATAAAGTTCTCTTGCTCTGCCTTTAGTTGTTTGTTCTTTCAGTTCAGGGAAAATCTTCAATGCTTCAGCAAAAGCCAAGTCAGTTGACAAGCCACCCAAACTGCAATAAAGCCGCTTCGCAGTCTCTCGATAACCCCAAGTCTGTCCATCTTTTTCTGCATGATCTTTCCAATAATTATGCAGCTTGTACTTGAGTTCTATTTCTTCATGCCAAGCAAATTCTTTCCGATCCATATTAGAAAGCATTTCAATCAGTACATGGTCATCTTGAGTAATACCAAAGACTACTCGTGCTTCAATGGTTTCGATTTCAAGACTTTTAACAGCTTCAATCCTGTGAAGACCATCAATTAGTACATTGTTTTCATCAATCAAAATTGGACTGAGCTGCCCGACCATCTTGATTGAGTTTGCAAGTGAAGAAATATCACCGACTACAGTTCTTGCACGATCCTTGATAATGATTTCAGTTATTTTTTTTGATTCTATCTGAAAGAGTTGCATTTATTTATCCTTATTTTCAATATTAAATTTATTATCTGCTATATCAAGTAAACTTGGAAAACAATTTATTATATTAAGTAATGTTTCTAATCCAGGCTCAGCTGGACCTTCTGAATTATAAAAATTAATCAAACTATTAAAAGGTAATTCTAAAGCTCTTTCAATATTTATAAGACTAACTTTATTATTAATCCAATTACCTATAATATATCTAGATGATAATTTCATATTAATTACCTGCAAATTGTTTTTTAATTAATTCGATTTGTTCTGGACTTAACTTAGCAAGAGCAGCATTAGCTGTCTTAGTTATATCTTTTGGTGCTCTTGTCTTTCCAGACTTAGCAGATGCTCTTTTTATTCCTGCCTTAGAAATAGTCTTAGAACTAACTAGAGCTTCATTCATTGCAGAGCTTCTGATCGTTCTGACTTTTTCAACTAAACCTAACTGTTCAGTATAATGCATTTCAAGAAATGATTTGCAATATATTCGATCCATAAGTGGCATGACTTATCTCCTGTTATAATTCCTCAGCTAAAAGAAAAATTTCATTAGATTTTAAATCCTGAGCAAAATATAATTTATCAACTTTACAAGTCAAAGGATTAATATCAAAAGCAGTTATTTCTAATGTTCTTCCTACTAATTCTTTTAAAGTAAATGTTTTTATACTATCTTGAGTAAGAAATTCTTCCTTGATAAATGACTCAAAAGCATGAGAAAACTTTACATTAGGTTTTGTCTTCCTATCTTTAGTTTTCTCCTTATATTTTTCTAACTGTTTCAATGGCCGATCATCAAGCTCAGGAAAGTTCATATCAGTATTATAAAGATTAATCAAGCAAAACATTGCTGCACCAAGATGCACATTCCTCTGCTCATTAATATATTGATCTACTAATTCTTCAGGATTTATTGCTCTTTCACAAGGCTCCCCGTTCCAATACTTTTGTAAAACCCATTTATTCATTAAGTCACGAGTGAACTTTACGAGTTTTTCTTTTTCAGTCATAACTTAATCCTTATTAAAGCTATCAATCGCAGGTAAAGTAAGTGGCTTTCCTTTATAAAGATAATCAGTAATATCATTGAAGCGATCTGCCTTAATAATTTCTTTCAGTGATCTAAACACAGTCCTAAAGAATAATGTCTGCTGACCATGATGGAAATTATCTTGTATCATCGTATATAATTCTTCCTCAATTCTGGCAGTTACTTTACAATCCTTTTCACTCATTTGACTTCTCCTTAATTATGTTCATTAGTTGCGCTTCAGTTATCTGTGGAACATTATACTTTATAGCCTTATTGATTTTTGTCTTTCCAGCCTCATCACCGACAATCAAATAATTCGTATCCATTGTAACTGTAGGAGAAAAGCCGAAACTATAATCATCAAGAAATTCAATCATTTCATCACGAGACATACTTAAACTACCTGTGATGCAGTACTTTGCTTTAGCAGGGCTTGGAATGTCAGCAAACTTAAAGACTTTCATTTCAGCTACAGCTTCTGTATAAAGCCTTGCAGCCTCGAAAAAACTAGCTATTGCTTTACTTGGCACTCCACTAGACATTTTTCCAGTTTTAATATATTGACATAGCTTAAGAGCTGATTTGAAAGCTAATCCTTGAATACCTAAACCAGCCATAAAATGCGCCATGTTTTTAGTTTCATTAACTAAGTTAACATCACGCAGGATATTACTGGTAAGAACTTGTCCAAGCACAGCAATCACATCAGGGATAAGATCATATGACACCATATCAAGTAATGCCCATGGCTTAGATATCAAAACCTTATAACAATTTGCATTATTCAGGAGTTTTTCAATCATTGCCTCGCCTATGCCATCAACTTTTATACCTTTTGCTGAGTAAAAATAAGCAATAGAGACAATCTTTTGAGATATACAATTTGCACCGTTACAGACTAAATGAACACCTTCCCAAGCAAGAAAATCTCCGCACGTAGGGCAATTGGTTGGGACTAATGTAGTTTCATCAATAGGATTAATATTTTGTATTTCAATTATTTTGGGAATTATTTCTCCGGCTTTACCAACAGTTATCTTTGACCCTACATGAATTTTTCTATCTAATAACCATTTTGCATTATTACAAGTTACACGAGAATTTGTTGTTCCACATAATTCTATTGATGTATAAATAACTGTGGGAACAACTCTCCCTAATCGAGATACATTCCATTCTCTTTCGATAACAGTAGTTTCCTTGATTTGAATAGGTGGCTTCCAAGCAATTGACCAAGCACTCGTTGTACCATTATTTCCTGCAATCAAGCGAGACTTTTCATCTTTGATCTTAAGCATCAATCCATCAATAGGATAGATCTTTGACCATTCTGCATGAGTCTCAATAAGCAGTTCGCCAAGAGAATCTAAATCTCCATCATACTTATAATCTTTTGATAAGTTACCAAAGTTATGAGCAACTGCTGTCATCATAGCACTAGGAGTTTCATACTTCCGAGCTAACCATCCAGCAACAACATTACGAGGATTCTTACCATACTCAGGATTCCATTCAGCAATAGGTAAAAGAAGTTCAACTGGCTGAAAGTTTCTTAATTGAAAATCAATATTAATGAATGGCAAAAGGTGAGTAACATCACTACCGCATTTACCATCACCTTCAAGAGTCACAGTTAGGCCAGATTTCTCCATAGCAATAACTGCTGCACAACCATCGTATTTTGGCTCAATGACAAGCCACTCGCTACCAAACCTCATTAAGAATGGCTTAAGATCTTCCATACCAAATGCTTTGTTTGTTCCAAAGATTTGATGCTTGTGCCAAGATTTATTATGAACTTGTTGATGAGTCTGAGCAGTATGATAAAGCAGTGGATGATTTGGATCAATAGCATAAAGTGCTTGCCATAGAATATCATACTCTTCATCAGTTATGAAAGGAATACCTGCAGAGTAAGCCATGTTAGCTTCTTCTATCGCTTTTTCAAGTTCAGTTTTATTCATAACTTGTCCTTATTCTGATTCTTGTTTTTGAATTAATAATTCTGCAAGCAATCCTGGGAGATCAAACTGACTTCGACTTGATCTATGTAATTGATTAACTACATTTTCAATATCATTATTCTGCCAAGCAAGTGAAATTATTCGAGTCAAAGAATCATATATAGCAGCAACTTTAGGAATTTGATCATTTACTGAAGATATGAATATTTCTTTTGCTTCACATGAAATAAATACATAAATTATATCACCATCATACTTAATACGCTCTCTTGTTCCGGTTGCTTCATTTAAGGGCTTTGCCATTATTTATTCCAATGCGCAAGTATTGCAGTTAAAGAATCTATTGTCATAGCAAGTATTGTTTTTTCTACTTCATTCGTTGTTTTAGAATTTTGTATATTATGTGCAATAGTTCGTATGCAAAGAACTTGACCCTTGTTCCAGTTCCGTTCTCTGGCAGCTTTCTGTGCTGGAGTTGCAGGTTTAGAGCTTATTGATTTCTTTTTAATTTTCATCTTAAGTCTCCTAAAGTTTCTTTTATCTAAGAATATTATAAATGATTTTATACTCTTCTGACATAAAAGAAAGTTGCTGTTCACTTACTTACAAACCATTCAACAGTTCGTTCATAAGTGAACAGCAAAGTTTAATCAGCTAAACTGATCTGACGCTTAACCAGTAATTCTGGCAATTTCATTCCGGGGCTGACCGACTTTAATAGGATTGCCATCATCATCAGTGCTCATTCCATCATTAAAACTCAAATCAGCAGAGAACTCAAGTCCAACAAGATCACTCTCGTCAGTCTCCTCATTGGGATCAAGGCCGAGAGAAGTCAAGAAGTCCTTAACCATTCTCCACATCATATTGTTCTTTTCTTCATCATCGCCCTGAAAGTCTTTGTAATTACCATACCAGAGTGTATGAAAGACGTTATTTGCATTATCTTCACCATCAATCTCACAAACAAGCATACAACCATAACGGCCAGTACGCTGAGATTTAGTCTCCTTTACCTTGAAAACTCGAAGATCATACTCACCTGCTTCAACTGGTGCTTTGTCAGGAATATCGGACAGGTTAGGGATCATTGACATGATAAAACTCCTTTTTTATTTGTTGTTAAAAAGATCTAAGAAATATTCTCAGACCCCACTTGTTAATCATCTTGTTTCTTAGTTAAATCTTGCACTATACCATTTAAAAGCGGATCTGCTGCAAGATTGATAATCATAATACTTACTTTACCTTTTTCGTGTAAACCTTCAGACAAAGATCCTGCTAATTGTTTTGTTAAAGAAAGATCATCAGCATCATAAATAATAAGTCTTGCCATACGTGCCATAATAATTCTCCGTATTATGTGGATAACTCAATTTTACATTCTTCAGATCTTTTTTTACCATGAACTATTTTAATTGTATCAATCTCATCTAAGAAATGCTTTCCATTTTCTTCTGCACGTGAAACTTTTTCTTTTGCATCACGTTCTCCCATAGATTTTCTACACAATTCAATTGCTTCTTCTTCAGTCATATCAAAATGAGTAAAATCATCAACAACATCAGAAAATCTTGCAAGTTTTCCATTAGGTTGTTTTAATATTCTCCAGGCCATAATAATCTCTTTTATGAAATAGTTGTCTTGCCAGCTAAATAAGCCTTAGCTAGTTGATCGAGCGTTATACCTTCGACTTTTGGCATATCAAATACTCTTGATTTTGCTTCAAAGCTAAGTTTTTCTGTAAAGAAGATTTGACGTTTAGTTCCTTGAGTTGTCAGCAGATATGCTTCATCAAAATCACATGCCAGAAGCTGTCTGAACTGTCCATTAACTGCTGGATACCTACCAACTACTTCTTGATTTGAATTCATCAATGTATGCAAATGAACTGTCACTGCTACTGCACAAGGAAGTTCCTGTAGTGTACTAACGAAAGTAGTCATCCAATTAAGCAACTGACCCCAATGTGGTGGAGCCATGCCAAGTTTCATATCAATTCGCTTGCCAATACCACTTGGAGTAACTCCAGCTTTTTTAGCAATTTCTTCAATGGCCTTAAGATTAACATTCGTCAAACTATCAATTACAAGCAAGCCATTATTTTCTGCAAGCCAATCGAATAAGCCTGCTTTTTCATCTTCCTGGAATTGATGCCAAAAATCACTGAACATTTGCTTACTGCTTGAAAAATTATCAAGTGTTATATCAGTTCGTTTTGCCGCAATCTTTTCAATTGTTTTCTCCCCACCATGGTCAAACATGTAATAATGAATCGGTCCAGAAGTATAAGTAACAGTAAAATGCGTTTTACCAGATCCTGAATTTCCTGTAAGTAGAAATTTTAAATTAAATTTCCGCTCTTTATTTGCCAGCCTTTGTTTATTTGGTGGAACTAATGTTTTCGTTTTATTTTCCATATTATCCACCTATAATTAAACTTTAACAAAAGACCATACTTTTCCAGCAGCAATCTCAGAAATCACTGATCGTCCAACACCATGTAATCGTGCTAACTTAGATGCAAGACCTCTTTCAGGCTTATACTTCAACATCCACTTAATAACTTTTACACACTCAACATTCAATTTTGCTTTATGCCAACGATCTTTTTTAACTGAATCAATTATATTCTCCTGATGAGTACCTAAAATTAGGTGTTTAGGATTTACACAGCAAGGATTATCACAAGTATGCATAACTAAAAGATTCTTTTCATTTCCTCCATTAAAAATTTGATAAGATAATTGATGTGTTCTATAACGATTACCTTGAAAATAAAATTCACCATAACCTTTATAATTCGTATTTCCTAACCAAGGCCAACAATCATCAGCGTTTAGGTTAGGCGCTAAACCAGATAAAAAAGCTTGTGCTAATGAAGAATGTTTATTACCCATTTAAAACTCCTTTAAATGTTTGTGCTTTAAACTGTTGCTAAGCGCTTTCTCATCTTTTCATCATGTTCATCCGGGTCCCAGGCATCATAATGAAATCCTTGAGGTGGCTTATCCATCCAAGCAAGAGGATTGTTTCTCATTCTGCAAAGATCAAAGTAAGTGCAGGGTGACATAAAACTGGTACAAGCCTGACCATAGCATCGGTAGAATGATTTCAAAAGATCAGAACGATCTGTACATCGAGCTTTGTCTTCTTCAAGTATTGCTATATCTTCTTGAATCTTTCCAACATAAAATATCAAGTCATACAGAAAATGATCAATTGCACTTGAGCGTTTACTAATTGTAATTGGCTGAAAGTCAATCTTACTTTTCTGACATAAAGCAACTCGATAAGTGATTTTTGGAACCTTCTCATAAAACAGTCTTCCAGCAGTAAGATAACCATCTGTCTGGAAACTATTTTCAAATGTTTGTGGAGTAATTGCATAGATTGCCTTAGCAGTTTTATGGTCAAAAATCTCAATCCCATCACCATCACTTAGAATTAAATCAATCCGACCAATATAACGAGGCAAATTTGATCTATAATGTGATAGATCAATCGCGAATGGCGCTTCAACAGCAAGAACTCTTTTTTGATCTGACTCTAAAAATCTCTCCCAATATTGCTTATACATATTCGCAGCATGGCCTGGAGACTTAGGAAAAATTAAATCTTCATCCTTCCATAATGGAGCACCATCAAGTGCCCATAGTTTGTTAAATGCATTAACAGAAACAATAGTTAAATCCATTACATTTAATGCAGGATTATTTGTTGAATCTTTTTGCTGTTCTTTAAGAAGATTGTATGATACTTCCAAACCATAATGCCAGCAAGAACCAAAGACAAGGTGAATGGAATTGCCTTTAGGACGCAGATGCATCATATATTGGAAGAGGAACTTGCGAGGGCATCCCATGTAAGTTGATAGGGATGAATAATCAATCTTTTCTGTATAATCCATTTGAAAAATCCCATTCAAAAATTTTTATTCTGGTTGATTTAATATTAATATATCATCTATTTCTTTATCTTCAAGAGTATATAATTCTTGAAGTTTCTTTAATAAAGAATGTGAATTAATATTCCATCCAGGATTTGGATATAAAAAAGATGATTCTTGTTCTGAATTGATTGCTATAAATGTTATTAATTCTTTTATTTTTTCATCCATGAGAAATCCTCTCAAGGTTAAATTGATTGAATCAAAAATATTTTATAATAAAAGTGCCTGTCTTTCCAGGCTGTCAGACTCCCAGCACCTGCTGATATCAAGGACTCGAACCTTTACTCGCTACCCAGCGTAGTCACCTAGCAGACTCGAACTGCACGACTTTAATGCTGTTTAACGAGCGTTGTTGAAGTTTGCAAGGACAGCCTCACGAACCTCAGGAGACAGATTACCAAGTGCCTCAAGAGCTTTCTCCTCAGCAGTCTTGGTGATGCGCAGGGTAGGTTTCCAGTCAGAGAAATCCTCAGCAAGAATAGCCTCGTCAGTGTTGGTAAATTCGTCATTATCATCTTTCTCTTCCAGTTTGCGGCGAACTACAGCACGGAAAGATACTTTGAGCTGATTCTTGACCTGATTCACCACCAGGTCCTCACCAAGAGCCTCTACCAGTTCTTCAACGGTAGATGCACTCATAACGGATGGCTCAGTAACAGTGATCTCACGAACAGCTTGGTTTGATACAACTTTGATTGTAGACATTTTGAATCTCCTTATAAGGATTAATAACTTGGGCTAAATGCCCGTTGACCTGTAGGCTTACTACCTACAAATAAATTATGTATCTTTAATAACACCTAACTTCAGGGCTTTTTCATAAATTTTTTCTTTTTTAGCTAAACAAAAATAATCCCATTCGCCACTAACTGTTTTCACTGCTGGCAAATCTTGTTCATCAATATCCTCCTTATTTAAATTTTTCATTAAATATTCAGCCGCAGTACTAACCGGATTACATCTAGTATAACCAAACAGTTCCTCTGCATAATATCGTGCCTTAACAGCATTGATGAAGTGTGTAAATTGCCCAATAAATATATGCTCATTATTATGACTAATTCTAACACTCCATTTATCAGAATAACGATCTTTTCTTACACCACAAACAGCTGAAACACTATTTATTCGAAGATTTACATTTTTTGAATTACATGCAGGAGTTACTTCCCTAAGATTGATTATCCTATTATCTACTTTACACTGATTAATATGATCTACATGATGTTCTGGGAAATAACCATGATACCAACAATAAATTAATCTATGAACATTGCAAGGCTTATTTTTAAAATGATGTACTAAATAACCTGATTTATAAAACTGACCTACAGGTTTACCGGTTCTTTTAGATAGTAACAAACCAGTTTCAGGAAGGTAATCATATTCTTCCTTTAATAATTGTTGGTCAGTTTTTTCATTCATGGCATTTAGTCTCAAAAGGGCTTAAAAGGGGCATCAGGGAAAATTCGGGTTTTTCATAACCATGAAAAAAACAATAACACACCCGACCAACAAAAGCAACAACTTTCTTTCACCTTTAAACCTTTTTTATTTTCAGCTTCCTCCTTATCCTTTTTGTGAGTGAATTGTCCCAATGACTTCTGTAAACGCTTCATCAATTTTGGTTTCTGGATAAGGCAACCCGTAAGGAACCTTACGAAAGCCACATTCCATGACAGACCAGACAACTTGATAAATCCTATCAGTTGATTGAGTAGTGCTTTTAATGAGATCATTTTCATAAATCATGACACCTCTTGAATCAATCTTACAGATATATTGTTCAACATCTGTTAATTCGAATGATGTCAATCTGAGTTCAAGTGCTTTTGCGCCATTAATAAATAGCAAATTTTCATCAGCATACCAGTATTCTTTTTCTATTGCATCCCATGCACGAAATCGCTTAATCATGATTAAGGCTCCTCTTCAAGTATTAAGTAAACTTTCTTTTGATCTGCTTGAATATAAATAACTTGCTCAAGGCAAAAAGCATAAGTCTGAATACTGGTTGTTAGCATTGACCATAGAAAAAGTTCAATTATCATTTAAATGATCCTCAAGCATTTCTTGCATTTCTTCTACTTTCTTACAAAAATCATTTAAATAATTATCCACATAAAGAGGCGTAATTATTTCAAGCATTTGTGTAGAACTGCCTGAGGAATACTGCATATTCCAAAGAGGTTGCAATAAAGGATTTTTCCTCATAACATCTTCTGGAATATTAAAAGTAGACATAAAATTCCTAATAAATCTTTGTATAGTATTGTAATACAAGTTACTACATTCCAAAGTAGCTTTTTCTGTTAATTTATCATTTAAAGTTTTCATATTAACCTCATTAATTAAATTATACTATAAAATTAATAATTGCTCATCATTTCTGGTGGCCATTCTTTAATATCACTAAAGTCAGCAGGTAATCCTGCCTTAACTCTGTCAGCTCTCCACATATTATTCGTAGTATTTATTGTTTCACATTTACGTGCATAAGTATCCATATCACGTTCATGCCGACTTTGTAATTGTGCAACCTGTTTCAACAGTTCATCATGAGCTAATACACGACGGACAATTTCATGTGCAATCTGTAACCTTTCATCATTCATTTTAGCAGGTTCAAACTGCATCCAAGGTGAGATAAAGATAGGCTGTGGTGTTTTCTCTTTCAAGGTAAACTCACCACAAAAATATCCTTCACTCAAAATAGCTTTTATAGTAATACCTGAACTACCATCTGCATCAATTGATAATTGTTGTATCTCCATTAATTAATTCTCCTCAGAATGGAACATCATCTTTTAGATCTTTGATGTTATTACTTACAACTTCTTTAAACTGCTTATTAATATCTCTTTCAGTTGCTTTGGCAATTTGATACTTTTCTTTATTGATCTGGATTGCTGATTGAAAGGTTGCAGGAAAAGTTGCCTGACATTCGCTCAAATCAAGTTTATGCAATGCTCTACTGGCAGCAACATAAAGTATGTTTGTTTCTTCTTGAGTAGGCACTGAACCTTCTCCAGGCACTTTGAAATCATTTGCCAGCTTAACTACTGACCACTCAAGACCCTTAGACTTATGCGCTGTAGTTATGGTCACGCTTGCTTCTTCAGCAGATTCAGTAGTGCTTTCTAATATATTCAGCAATCGCTCACGGCCATAAGTTTCAATCAGTTTCAAGACTGCCTTCAAGTCTCCCCCCATTGGAGAATCTGCATACTCTTTGAGATCAGCAAAGCTAGTGAACAAGAACAAATCAGGGTGATTCGTATAGTTTTTGATCTTAAGCTGGAAAATGCTGTTTATCAGGTAAGTTAATGGTTGAGTACCTCCAAGGATGTGAACTGTTTTATTCTGGCCTAAGGTTTTGATAGTTTCACCGATAACTCCTTTGTTAGTGCGGCAAATGATGCAATCAATATTGCTTAGCGGAGTGTAATAAACTCGTGATTGGATAGCATCATTGCCATAAAATGGTACATACTCAAAATCAGTCGGATAATAGCTCTTGATGATGTTATTTGACAAACCTGCTATTTCATCACCGAATCGAAAACTTCGTGTAATGTAAAGTTTTGCTAATTTTTCATCTTGAAGGGCATTTACTGCACCTCGCCAAGCATAGATTTGCTGGAATTGGTCACCAACGAAGATTTTCTGACAGCTTTGTTGTTTTATGACTTGTGCAATTACTGGATTACTGTCTTGGTATTCATCAAAAAAGATGTAATCTTGGTTAAGCACAGGATTACTTAACGCCCAGATCTTTAAGTAAACATCATGCGTAATTGGCAGATCAGAGGATTCGCTAGCCATTTCATCAAAGATTGCTTGTGCATTAAAGACTAAATCTTCCTTCATCAAGTTAATATCTGAATCATTAAGAATAGTTAACTGAGGCAAGTGCTTCCAACTGATTATTCGGTCTGCTGAATAGCAATACTTTTTAATTGTACTCAGAATCAAGTAACCTTTATTACTTGGACTGTTATATGGTTGCCAATCTCCAATGTCACGGCTGTCTGCAAGATGTTTGCCTGTGAGTTTCTTTAATCGCTTGCGATATTTGAAGCCAACTGCTCCATAAGCGAGCGCATGGCCAGTTTTGCAAGTAACTGCTGAGGTGAATTTCTTTGATGCTTCAATTGCTAAAAGCTTATTAAAACTGACTGATAAGCCATGACCTTTCATCTTACGAGCAAGTGCTAGCAGTAAAAATGTCTTGCCTGATCCAGGCGGTGCTTGGATGGCATGATTGCGACCTTGAGTTATTGTGTTGATATGATTTTCTTGTTCAGTTGTTAAAATCTTTCCTTTATATTTCATCATAATCATTAACCTATTGGATTCTGTTCTTGTTATTCTTCAATTAAACCATCAAGTGTATGAATATGCCAGTAACTGCTTAAATCATAAGATTTTTCAGAAGTAAATTGATATTTATTATCCTCATAATAAGTTTTTTTAAGTTCTTCTAATTTTTCCAAGGCAATACTTTCATCTCCGATTACTACAAATTGCAAACTATCATTATTGCAAATGATGTGGATATTCTTTATTGTTTTCATCATTTTGCTAGTTCCTCCCGCAAGGTCTCACGAAGAAATTTAGTAAATTCGCTGACTTTGCAATCCATTGTGTTAGAGTATTTGATGCTATCCTCGATTGAAAGTATTTGAATCCAAGTATTATAAAATTTGATTCTGACAACTTTTCCATGAACATTAGGAACTCTCTTTTGTACCCACTGATTCTTGTTCTTTTTTCTTAAATCATTTATCAGTTTGATGTATTCTTCAATTGACATGATTTCCTCATGATAATGCTTTAGCAATCCATATCCAAATACTTCCCCAAAAAATAACAATGACTATTAGGCATAATGTATAAACTACTATTCTTTCTTTCATAATTATTCCTTAGAATTAATTTGATAAAAATTTTTTTTAGTTTACATACACTTATATTAACATATTCTGTTGGAATGTGAAATTTAGGTGGCTTAATGATTTTGTTCTCAATAAGACTTGTTAAGATACCTTCATTCTCACTCCAGTCTTTTATGCAAACATATCCATCAGGAATTTCAACATCTGGCATGTTTACTGTTGCTATTAGTAGTATTTCTCCTTCGTGATAAAGTACAAGGGCTGGTCGATTGTTTGGATACTTACATATTTTGATTGAACAATCGTCATAAGTTCCGTTATTTAATTTGATTTGCATAATTATTCCTTTATAATGCTATGTGGGCTCAAACTATACAACATATCAGCATGTATTAAATTATTATCAGCCCAATATTCTTTAATAATACATGTATATATATTTCCAAAGTAGAATGGAGTATTTTTATTAGCTTCTCCTTTAGTTGATAATTTTATTATAATACTGCAATCAAATTCTTTATAATGAGCAATAATTAAATCTTTAGAGACATCATTATTATCATAACTATCAATAATTTCTAATAATGCTTGTATTATTTGTTTATCATTGTTCATGATTTTTTATCATTAAGTAAAGGTGAATATTCAACCCACTGATATTTTTCTTGATTGTATTCTTCTTCAGTATATAAGGCATAAAATTTGATATCATTCTCGATGAAAGATTTTTCCCATTCAAAAGCAGAACAAAGACGAGATGTCCATGTAGCTTCAACTCCTGAAAGAGTTAACTCTTCTACGTGAACTGACATTGCTAGGTCATAATCAAGATTACAGCTAAGGATGTCAGTGATTTCTAAATTTTCAATCGTATCTGCCATTAAGTGCAGGCGTCTGATTACTTCTTTTGTGTGCATGTGATTCTCCTTATAAATAATTCTCATCTACTGCATTTAGAAATTTATCTAACAATGGATCTTTAATATTAAGAATAAGCCATTCTCTTGAATGAAATGAGTATTCATATGTCAAGTCTCCGTCCTCTGGATTTTCAATGATTAAGTGAAAATTTCCAGTCCATCCGGATGGTACTATTGTTGTAGCTCCTGAATCATGTTCGTGATGGATTACAAGTGTTATAGGTTTTTTAATCTTCATAATTTGCCTCACTTAAGTTTCCAGAGTTGCTGAACTGTCTCTGTTGATTCCTGGCTTGCAGGGCTTTCAGGATTCTCGTTCAGGATGCAACACATAAGAATAGCTGCCCGCATGATGCTAGAGTTTGACATAAGTTTTGCTTCTGGAATGCCCTTAGCGATTAGGCCATCACGGGCTTTGGAAAATTCGCCAAGAGTAACTCTAGTTGATATAGTTCTTGCTTTATTGTTTGACATGTTAGTTCCTTTGTTAAATTATCTTTTCATTCCATGAATCTTTTCATCTATGATACTAATTTCAGTATAATACCCAGATTGAAGTCTGAACCATTTATATTCTTTAATGTTGTTCCATTGATAGATCAAGAACCTTCGCTCGATGCGCATACTTAGTGCATTGAGGATAATTCTGTAATCATTTTTGTTTCTTGTGCTTGTGAGAGTCTTGTCATCAAGTTGTTTGAAGCCTTTTTTAATGAGGAAACTTTTTAGTTTTTCTTTCATATTAAATTCCATGTACTGATAAGTTCAGATCAACTCTTTTTCTATGTGCTACATGATGTGCTGGCTTGCCATTTGAAATACGAAAGCACTTGTAACAAAGTGTTGCATGTGATTTTCGGTCGATTAGGTTTTGTTTGAGTGGCTTGCTGCAACGAGAGCATTTATGTGTTGATAGAACTGAATAAGATAATTTTTTCATAGTAAGATTCCTTATAAGTTAGTTTTTAATGTTGAGTAAGTCTTGCAGAGTTATTTGCTTTTCAGCTGATTTGTTTGAGAAGCTTAGGATTTCCTCTAAGAGGCTAGTTGGGACTTCATCAGACTTATTCATAATATCTTTAGTTAAATAAATCTGATAGATTGTTTTGACAAGATCATTGATACTGATTAATTTGTAATCTGGTTTGAGCTGCCTGATTGTTTGTAGGCCGCGTGCTAGTTGATATGGTGTTAATCTAATAGTTACTCTGATGCTTTTCATTTTTTGGCTCCTGACTGGTTAGTTAGCTTGCTGAGGTTGTTCAATTATGAACAGCCGAGACTAGATTGATTAACTTGCTGATTGTTTTGCTAAGTTAGTTAAAACTGCCTCTCGTTGTTCAGGTGATAAGTTTGCAAGGATTTGCATTACTAAGGCTGAATTTGTCGGTTTTTTGGTTGCTGATGGTTTGGCCGATTGTTTCTTGGTTGCTAATTTTGCAGCTTTTTCTTGAAGCTGATTCAGTTCATAAACGAGCATATTTTCTTGATAGTCTAGTGCTTTGTACTCTTTTGATGCGGCCTTCCATTTATTAAAAGCTTGCTGGTAGATGATGTTTAGCTCGTCAAGGTTTTTTCTAAGTTCACTAAGGTTTGGATACTTTGATGTTTTGCTTGTGCTACTTTGTTGCTTGATGCAGGTTAAGCAAGTGTTTTGATAATCAAAGTCTGGCAAGGTTGGGAGTTTTTCTAGCAATCTGGTTGCTTGAGTTTGATTGTATTCTTTGGAACATGTTTTGCACGTTTGCATGATTGTAGGAGTATGGTTAGTTGTTTCTAGCTTCTTTATTAAATCTGGCCTATTGTAAGTCATGTTTATTGATGCGGCACTGATTTCAGGCATGTTTAAACGTTCTTTTATTATGTAATCCATGTTCAGGCTCCTGATGAGGTTGTTTGTTGATTAATTAACATAGCAAGAGAATCAGGTTGACTAATTGATTCTCTTAGTTTGGTAATTATCTTTTTATCCATTCTGAGGTATCTAATCTTTTCATAGAGCCTTTAGATGAATCAGAAGTACCATTCCAATATATAATATCTAATCTTCCACATTTAATACAATGCATTTTAACATTTTCTGTATGTTGAATAAGATTAAATTTTGTTCCTCTACAAGTATCACAAAAAACTAATCCACAATCATCTGTCATATTTTACCTCCTTTAAAGCAATTCATATAAGTAATCTGGTTCAAGGCCAAAGTATTCTTCACAGATATTGTATGCTTTGTTTTGATCATTGTTTGCTAGGTATTCTTGTAAGACTTCACGAGCTTCTGATATAAGATCATTTGCACCTTTTTCTGACATATTGTCTCGTTCCATGAGTATTTCTTTGATTGTTTCTGACATTTGATTTTTTGCCCCTTTATTAATCAATGATTTCAAATTCTTGTTGATAATTTTCTCTTAGCATTTCTTTTGCTTCTTTTCTACTGATTTGTTTTACCTTTATTGGTATTACTAATGATGAAGTATGTAAATAAATCTGCTTATTTACAGTATTTTGAATAATTATATCATGAACAGTTGTACCAAAGCTTTTTGTTTTTAAATAATCATTTTTTAATTGAATTATTTCAAAAATATCTTTACATAGACCAATATGAGAATGTTCTTCATATTGATCTACTCTGACAGCATAACTTCCATCAAGAACTTTTACTTTTGTTCCAATTGTTTTAGTGTTCATTTTTATTCCTTTATTTAAGGTTAGAAGTTGATTGATGAAAAGATGATTCCAGACAGTATGATGATACAAGCCCAAAGATATAAGCCTAAAATGACGAGTTTGTTCATGGTATTTGCTCGATTATGCCAGCAAGTATGAAGAGCACTGGGATGATGATGAATATGACGAAGCCAGAATAAAGATGCTTGATAGTCTGCTTTTTCATCGATCATTCCTTGGTCTGTTGAGATATTGGTCATGTGCTGGTTCGATTGGCTTGATAGTTGTTTCGATGATAGGAGTTAGCTTTGGGCCGAATATTGAACTGATTGACAAGTAATCACGATTAGCACTGCAAGTGCTGCAATAATTGACTAGATTCATGTCATGGTTGCTGATTCGTGAATCTCGGTAAGTATAGTTAGTTGGTTGAAAACAAAATTTGCAGTCTGGCATGATTAGAAGTCCTTAGTTGATAGGTTCAATTTTGAAGGTGATATCTTCGAGTTTTAATTGGTTGAAAAGTTTGAAATATAATTTATTTCGGGCAAGTGATTCGTAGTAGTCTTTGATAGTGAAGATTTCAGTTTGATTCACTGAGCACCTGCATGTTGCCATTGGGTCATGGTTAGTGAAAGTGACTTTGAATTTGAATGATTGCAGTTTTGCTTTCATAATCTACTCTATGATGACTCTTTTAACTGCTTTCTGAGATAACCTTCAGTCCATTTATCTCCTTGCCAGTATCTATCAGAGAACATTGAAACTAGACTCCCCTGATCTTCAAGATCTTTAATCATTCTATCTGCATATAATGAACTAACTTTCATACTAACATATTCATTTGTATGAGTATTGATATAACAAATATGAGTTTCTCTATTCATGCTTAGCTCCTTGGTTATGATGCTAACTTTGCTCGATTGAGTATTTGTCTGGTTGAATGGGATGGATGGAACTGAACGAGGGCTTCAAGGCGTAGTTTCCAGTCTGCTGAAGGTTGATTCCAGCCACTCATTTTAAGGCGGTGAGAAAATTCTTGATAGTCTTTGGCTACTGATGTCTGGCGTTTGCGTTTTTGAAGTTCTTGTTTGGTCATGATTGGTTCCTTTGATTAGTTGGTTGTTTTGGTTTGCCCTTTATATATAGGGGCGTTTTTGTGGTGGCCGTGTAAAAAAGGACTATGCAGAACCGTAACACGAAAACAAAGGGAATGCAAGGAAAAAATATGGTCTTTTTGGTGCTGAAAGGTGGCTTTTATTTTGTCGCTAGGTTGACCGTGACGGGCCGTTTGTGGTGGATGGTATGAATACACCGGAAAAGCGTGAAAAGAGCGTGGCGGGTCGGTTTTGGCCTTTTTATGGCACGTCCTGGCCGTTCCGGTACGCTCTTTTCGTTGGTTTGCCTATTCTTATTTATCTTGCTGATCTTTCCATTCAGGTGGCGGGCTGAAATCAGTTACGGTTGAAATAGATGATTCGGTAATGTTGGGATCATGAAATTCTGAGGGCTTTGGTTTTGTTCGATTTAATGCTTGAGACGCTAGCTTGATTTGTTCGGCTATATCTTTGTTTTGTTGCGTGAGTTTTTCTTGCTCTGCTTGTTTGGCTTTTTCTAATGATTCCTGCTTCATCTCTTGGAAGATTCTTTCATCTTCAAGGTCTCGCTGTATTTGCCAGTCTGGTTTCTGTGTCTGTACTTTTAGTTGTGATGGTTGCCGATAGTTTGATTGTGCTTGTGCGAAGGCATTTTGTATGGTATTATATGGGTCGATTTGATTAGATGGTAGTGAGGCTATTAACTTGATGGCTTCAATGTCTGCTTGTGATGTTTCCAAGGATGAATTGATGGAATGTTTTGAAATCCAGTCAATGATGATTATCTTTGCTGCTTGGCTGAGGGATGATATTGGTTGATTAGGTTCAAGAGTTACCAGAATTCTTAATGCTTTAGCTAGTTGGTAATGGTTTAAGCGAAAGGACATGTGATGGCTTGACATGGTGATTCTCCTTTTGAGGTTTGTTGATTTGGTGAGCGTTTTGCTCAGTGGTGCGGTATGGTGACAATTTAACACGGTTGTGGCCGTTTGTCCACTGTTTTTTGTGTCCGGTTGTGTCCGGTTGTAGCTGTCTTGTATGTGTTGTTGGTGCGGTTTGTGCCTGTTTTGGTGCGGTTTGTTGCTAAGTGTGCCTGTTTTTGGTTACGGTTTGTTTTGCTAAGTGGTTGATATTACGGGGAATGTTTGGTCGGTGTGTGCGTTTTGTGGTCATGTGTACACCACCCTCCCTTAAGGATATGGAGTCTTTAGGAGGCTTTAAAAAAAAAAATTTAATAATAATTCCTACTACCAACTAATCTCTTAGAGACGGGAGGGTGGTGTACGGTTGCCCACATTTCACACACAATTATCACCACATAAAGCTAACATGTTGAAATCATTACAATTTCTTTTTGTGGTCATGTGTGTTTTGTCACCGTGTACAGGTTGTTTTGTGGCCGTTTGGGTACGTTTGTACACACTTCTTTTGTGTACGTTTGACCACATTCAGCCACAATTCAGCCACAAATAAATCACATTCGGACACATTTTCCTTCCATCTGTTCACCAATGAACAGCCTTGCTAATCACTCAAGCAAGTTTTTCACCATTACCAATGACAAAAGCCGAATATAATCACAAAGGATCATATCCGGCTCAGGCAAGTTAGTTTATTCAAAAGATATTTTCATCTCTTGAAACTGTTTATACCATGCGTCAACTAACCAGTCTGGAAAATATATAGGGCTTTTGCGATTGAAGAAAGCAAGGAATCGTTTTGAATAGCTCATAGTTAATCACCAAGTGATACCGCATGTGCGGTAAGTTTCAAGTTATGCCAAGGCTTCCAATTCAGTAAAGATGGTATCAACTACCTCTTCGCCATAGATAGGAGTAACCATTGTGCGGATTGTGGCACTATCCATGCCATTCATGGTCAGGTTTGAAATCATCTTCATGCAGTCATTAAATCTGGCTGCATCAAGTGACTTGGTTCCCCCTGTGTTTGGTCGGTCAACAATTTTCCATACCATATCATCGATATTTTTCAGACCCAGATCTTCAGACCAGACCTTATCTTTCGGGCATGATTTAAAGGCCGCTCGCACTTCGATGATTGCTTTCTGGAGTCCTTTCTGAATGAGTGGATAAGTGTAATCATTCTCTTCAGCCCATGCAATCAAGTCTGTTTCTGATTCGAATTGCTTGTCAGTTGGGAACAGGCCAGCTGGTAAAGGATGACGAAAGTCCTTGCCATCCACTGGAGTTAAAACAGTTTGATTCTCAAGCTGAGTGTAGATTGATTCTGCCATGATGTCACCTCTTTTGGTTTTGTGGATTATTCCACATTTTCAAGGCTAAGAACTATTCTTTCCCTGATAGTTTAAATCTTACTAATTATCTCATTACTTGTCAAGTTTTTTATAAATATAATTCATACAATTTATTTAGTTCTTCTTTGGTTAGTTTGCATAGAAGTGCAAAAAGTTTTTGTTCCTCTACAGTTTTCGTTTTGGTAATTTCTTCTTCCATCTTTGCATTTATCCAGCCAGAAATTGAATATCCTTTCAAGGTTGCCAGTTCCTTAAATTGTTTTATCGTTTCAGGTTTTAAGCATATTGTTATGTTTTTCATTTAGTTCCTCCGTAAAATTTCTTTTGTAATAAACTGAAAGAGCCTTTTTGAAATGAAGTAACTTTCTTGTATTCTGTAATTTTCAAAAGATTCTAAAATGTAAGAGTTCATAATATTCTCCAAGGTTAAGGTTGTACTTTAAGTTCTCTTAATTTCTACTATATAAAACTGTTTCGTTCTTGTCAACAATTAATTTGTTTACAGTTGCAACCATTCAAGGTTTGTTATCTGTATAACTATTTCATTGTTGATAACTTTAATATACTCACAAGTTTTATGGTTGTCAAGTTTTATTTTGAGATAGTTTAAAAATGTTAAAACTATTCCGTTCCTGATACTGTTAATCTATTCCACATTAATACCATTGTCAAGTTTTATTTTGAAATAGTTTAACGTTCAATAAATGCTTCACTATCTATTCGAGTTGATTATGTTTGGGAATGTTTCTCTGTTATGAGTAATTATTATTTAATATTGATTCTTGAAATAACTGCAAGAACGGGAACAATTTTCTTGTGTGCCTAACTGCCACAGACCCGATGCCTCGATCCCATATGACGGATAATGCCTTTCACCTATGAGTTGTGGAGGGCAGACTCTAAGAAATGTCGTCATTAGGGAACTTTGCACCAAACTCGCTAAAGTGATCAAACAATCAAGAAACTTCGCTAAGGCGAATCACCAGTCAGCCTTCGAAAAATAATCCAGCGATCTGCAACAATGACGGCAAAATGTGTCATTTGCGAAACTTTGTCACCATTCACTATTTGCTTGCAATCCTACGTTAAAAAGGTTACGCTTCTAATATAAATGCTAATTTGTTTATTGTGTGTGGTGACTCGCTATCTTTACCGACTCCTGGACGGACATACACAGTTTTATATTCCAGGAACTAACAAATAATCCAGGAGATTAAATGTCATGCCATTATCATTTTTGAAACAATATGAAAACGCAGAAGAGCGACAAAGAGCAATGGAACAACTTTCAATTGAGATTAAGCAATTAAGAACACCTGAAGGTAAACATTTTTGTATTCATCAAATGATTGAAGTATTGAATATATATCAACAAGCAGAAATAGAGTTAGCTAAATTAACTAATTCAACTGTTAAGTAACTGAGAACAAATCAAATGCTGAAAGAACTGCGCACTCAACATCGAACAATAATTCAAATGGCCTTTTCAGGTTATAAGAATAAAGACATAGCTGAGCGCATGGAAATGTCAGATTGTACGGTTAGCCAGATCATCAGGTCTCCTCTTGGCCAAGCCTACCTTGAAGGCCTGCAAGATAAAGCTCAAGAATCAACACTTGATGTTCGTAAAAAACTCGTGAGTATGAATACTTCTGCCCTGAGTGTTCTTGAGCGCATCATGAATCCTGCCGAGAAAGCACCTCACTCAGTTCAGCTCACTGCGGCAAAAGATGTCCTTGATCGAACAGGTTACAAAGCACCAGACAGATTGCATGTTGACATGACAATGCAGACTAAGACAGATCAAGAAATCGACGCTGAAATCAATGCAATGCAACAGTCAATTGCAAAGACCTACAAACAAGATCCAAATCAACTTGCAGATCCTTTACCAAAAACATCCGCTACTGAGTTTGATGTGTTCACCGATGAACAGCCAGAATTAACCATTGAAACTGAACAAGACCTTGAATATTTAGATGCTGAAGATATGGATTCTTCCGATCAACTTGTTAATTTCTTTAAAGATAATCACCAAGATGAATCGCTTGACTGTCATATGAATCTTCCAAATTCTCCTGTATCAACGTCGGAAGAATCCATTTCTTTGTTATCTAAGCTGCCAGCTAGTTTATTTCGAAACTAATGCAAGAACTTAGCCAAAATATTATTCCATCAACTGATCAGATCTTAGCAGACATCTCTACGTTGAATAGAGATCAGAAGGAACAATATCTTAAACTATTAAAAGAAAAGTCAGCCAGAATAAAACAAAATCGCATCATTCAGTATTATCCAGAAACTGGACTTCTTAGCCGCCATAACTATCCAAAGCATATGGAATTCTTTGCTGCTGGTAGCAAATTTCCAGAGCGATGCATCATGGCGGCAAATCGTATAGGTAAGAGCGAGGGAATTGGCGCGTATGAAACAACTCTTCATGCAACTGGGCGATATTCTGATTGGTGGCCTGGTCATCGTTTTACTCAGCCTGTAACTGTATGGGCTTGCGGAACAACCAGCACAACAGCCCGTGATATTGTTCAGTTCAAACTAGTCGGCACACCAGAGGAACACGGAACAGGTCTGATCCCAGAAAAGTACATTCTTAAGACAACACCTCGTGCTGGTGGTGTTCCGAATGCAATAGACACAATCCTTGTTCAGCATATCTCAGGTGGAATTTCACGTATCAAGATCAAATCATATGCTGAAGGTAGAAAGTCATTCGAAGGAACAGAACAAGATCTAATTTGGTTAGACGAGGAATGTCCATTAGATATATATACTGAATGCTTGACTCGAACCATGACGACCAATGGTTTGATCATGCTAACCTTTACGCCACTTGCAGGACTTACTGAAACAGTCCTACAGTTCATGCCTGAAGGCAAAATCGAAGAACATCAAGAAGGTTCAAGGTTCTTGATTCAAGCTACTTGGGATGATGCTCCACATCTTACCAAAGAACAAAAGGATAAACTCTTTGCTGCTCTGCCGCCGCACCAACGTGAAGCAAGATCTAAAGGAGTTCCACAGCTTGGCTCTGGTGCAATTTATCCAATCCTAGAGAGCAATATTGTAGTAAATGATTTCCCTATTCCTGATCATTGGAAGAAAGCTTATGCTCTTGATGTTGGTTGGAAAAAAACTGCCTGCCTTTGGGGCGCAACTGATCCTACAAGTGGTATAACATTCTTGTTCTCGGAATACTATCAAGGCATGGCAGAACCTGTAATTCATGCTGAAGGAATCAAGGCTCGAGGCTTTTGGATTCCAGGAGTCATAGATTCTGCAGCTCATGGGCGTTCGCAGGAAGATGGTAAGCAACTCTTTGAAATTTACATGACACTTGGTCTTGATATAACTAATGCAAATAAGTCAATTGAGTCTGGGCTTTATAAAACTTGGCAAATGCTTGCTACTGGAAAGCTCAAGATATTTGGGACATTAGTTAATTTACTTTCTGAGTTTCGTATCTATCGCCGAGATGAGAATGGTCAGATTGTCAAAGATCGTGATCACTTAATGGATTGCATGCGTTACTTTGTTATGTCTGGACTTCAGCGAGCTATTGCTAAACCTTATTGGGAATTTGAAGCTTGGGAAGAGTCAGAAATCTATAATGAATCAGAAACTAGTTATGTTACAGGTTATTAAATAATGCCAATGATGCAACCTTACGAATCCCCTGATCTCGACCAGACCGGCAACGCCGGGATGGGCGCCACAGGAACACAAGCCTTACCTGACCAGGAAATATCTAATGTTCAGGATGTTCCAGTCTGGGCATCAGAGCAACCAGTTGAAGACATCCTCAATGAGCAAAATCAGCCTGCTGATCAAGTACTTGAGCAAGCTATTGAGAAAGAAGTTCTTCGGGCAGAAGCATTAGTTCTAGTAACCAATATTGCAGATCAGCAAAAAGCTGACATCATTTCTGACATTACAACCAAAGCAATTGAAGGTTATAAGATTGATCTTGCTAGTCGTACTGAGTGGGAAGCACTTAATCTGCAAATCATTGATCTGGCTAAGCTTCATGTCAAGAAGAAAACTTATGCTGGTGAAGTTGTAGCAAACGTTAAGTATCCACTGATCATCAATGCATGTATGCAATTTGCTTCACGTGCATATCCAGAGCTAATCAAAGGCAATAATGTAGTTCGTGGCAAGGTCATAGGAGCTGATCCTACCGGAGCGAAACTTGAAAAGTCTCAGCGCATCAGTGAGTTCATGTCTTTTCAGCTTCTTTCTCATATGGATGGTTGGGAAGAAGGTGTGGATCAGTTGCTGTTTACGCTACCTGCAATTGGTTGTGCCTTTAAGAAGAGTTACTTTGATAGCATCGAGCGAAAGAATATCTCTAGCTTAGTCTTTGCAGATGATCTAATAGTAAATTATTTTGCTGAATCTCTTGAACGAGCACCACGAGTTACCCACAGAATCTTCCTCTATCATAACGAGATAGTCGAGAGAATCACCTCTGGTACCTTTATAAAGTTTGATATTGCCTCACTTGGTCAAGCAACCTCTGACAAGACCTCTGACGTAGATGATGAAACGCCACATTTATTTCTTGAGCAGCATCGCTGGTATGATCTTGATGGTGATGGCTATCAAGAACCTTACATTGTAACGATTCATGCACAGACAGAAAAGCTTGTCAGAATTTCACCTCGCTGGGCATCTGATGGAGTAATTAGAACTAACACTGCTCAAGGCGTTCAAGATCCAAACGGTGAAATAGTTAAAATCATTCCAGAACAGTATTTTACTCGTTACCTGTTCATGCCATCAGTAGATGGTGGTTTTTATGGAATGGGTTTCGGCAGTTTGTTAATGAGCACGAACAGTGCTATCAATACTTTACTGAACCAGCTGATTGATGCTGGAACATTGAGCAATAGGCAGTCAGGATTCCTTGGTCGTGGTTTGAAGCTTGGTCGTGGTAAGTCTATTCAACTGAAATCTGGTGAGTGGAAACCAGTTGATGTTACTGGTGATGATCTGCGTAAGAACGTCTTTCCAATGCCAATCAGAGAACCTAGCACAACGTTGTTTCAGTTGCTAGGCTTACTGATTGAATCAGGAAAAGAACTTGCTGGAATGACAGAGATCTTGGCTGGTAATTCTCCAGGTGCAAATGTTCCTGCAGAATCAGTCTTGGCACTTATTGAACAGGGATTGCAAGTTTACTTGGCTGTTCATAAACGAATTCATCGAGCACAGTATAAAGAGTTCAAGAAGATCAAACGATTGAATGCACTTTATCTTGATCAGATGACTTATGGCTTAGTTCTTGACAATGCACAAGCTATTGTTCAGGCTGATTTTTCTAGTAGTGATTTTGATATTGAACCAGTAAGTGATCCGAATGCTACTACGATGGTTCAGAGACTGCTGAAGGCTAAGGCACTTCTTGATCTTCGTGGATCAGGATTGGATGATAAAGAGATCTTACGTAGATACTTGATTGCACTTGATATTGAAGATATTGAAAAGTTCTTTCCTGAAGAGCCTGAAGGTGGCAAGCCTGAAGAACAGATGGCCATGCAGGAGATGCAACTGAAGTTGGAAGAACTTAGCGCTAAGATCGAAAAACTTAAGGCTGAGACTGAAAAGATTTATGCTGAAATTCCACATGCAGAAGTTAAGCAAGCTAAAGATGTTGCTGGCATTCAGAATGATTCTAGAAAACTTGATCTTGAAGAAAAGTCAGTAAATAATCAGATTGAACTTGGAAGAACTCAGATGAGTATTGGTAAAGCACCAAACGGTATTACTGAAAGTACAGCAAAGAGAGAATATGGACTAGAGACTAACAATGAGGAGAATTAACATGGATTTTGGAGATGCTATAAGAGTTGCCAAACAGGGGAAGAAGATTGCTCGTAAGAAGTGGAATGGTAAAAATATGTATGTAGTTTATATGGATCCACTGCACCTTCCCTCATTTAACACTCAAGGAACATTTAGAAAAGTAAATGATCGCACTGCAAAGTTTATTGGTGAAGATAAGCCACTGAATTGTCAACCATACTTTGCTATGTATAATGCCCAAGAAGAATGGATTCCAGGTTGGGTAGCAAGTCAATCTGATATGCTTGATAATGATTGGTTTATTGTAGAAGCAATAAAGGAGATTAAGATGAAAGATTATCAAAAAAGAGTTTTAACTGAACAAAAAGAATTAAGTAATAAAATTATTAATTTAACTGTTTTTATTACTGATTTTGATAAAACAAAAAAATTAGATGAACTTGATTTTAACTTACTTAATAAACAACTTGAAATAATGTTAGAATATCATAGAGTGCTTCAAATGAGAGTAGTTAATTTTAAGGAGACTTGATAATGATTAGTGCAGAACAGTTTGCAGAATGGAAACAGCATCCAGTTACGAAAGAGATTTTCAGCGAGCTTATGAAGGTAAAAGAGTCTATCAAAGATCAGTTAGCGAATGGGAATACTATTGGTGGTGATGCACAGTCAACGCATGGTTTTACTAATCGTGCTGTTGGACAGCTTGACGGTATTGATCAGTTGCTGAACATACACTATGCTTCGATAGAAGAACAGGATGAAGTTAACCAAGATGGTTATTAAATTAGGTTGTTAAAACATTTATTTAAAAGGGTAATATTATGAAAGAACAAAACATTAATCAATCTGGAATAATTCCTACTGGTGGGCACTTGCTGGTTATGCCTGATAAGGTAGAAGAAATGACAGCTGGTGGAATTTACATACCTAAAACATCTCAGGATAAAGAGCAAATGGCTGCTACAGTTGGTACGCTGGTTGCTGTTGGTTCTGGTGCCTGGGCTGATATTGATGATGGTTCTCCTTGGGCTACCGTTGGCGATAAGGTAAGCTATGCTCGATATGCCGGTGTTTCTATGCTTGGGCAAGATAAAGAAACCTATGTATTGATTAATGATAATGATGTTCTTGCAAAATTACTTTTTTAAATAGGTGTTATGATGTCAGAAGATTTTATTGATGATATAATTGGTGGAGTTGAAGTTGCTAAGTCAGAATCAGAAATGATTGCTGAACTTAAAGCTGTTACTGGTGAGAAGGTTGCTGAGAATAAATCAGCTGATGTAAAGACTGAGACTTCAGTTGCGGAATCCAAGGTTGCTGAAGTTAAAGGTAATGATCTTCCTGATGTTAAGGAACTTGCTACACAGCTTGGTTGGCGTGAAGATCATACTGGTGATGATGCTGTAGATGCAGTGACATATATCTTGAGATCAAAAGATATTCAGAAGTCAATGAGTCAGCATAATAAGGATCTGAAGGAACAGCTTCAAGCTTTGAATGGTTCTGTTAGTGCCTTGAAAACTCATAATGATAATGTTTATAAAGCTGAGCTGAAGAAACTTGAGGGTGAAATCACTGCATTAAAGAAAGAACGTCGAGATGCTATTGAGTTGGCTGATGTAGATAAGGTCGAGGAACTTGATAAGCAGATTGATGAAAAACAGAAAGATATTGATAAGCCTATAGTTACTGACAAGCAAGTAAGTTCTCAAAATGCTAATCCTGTTTATGATTCCTGGATTAAGGATAATGCTTGGTATCTTGAAGATGATGATATGGCAAAGTTTGCTGATACTGTTGCTGGTCAATATATAGGAGCACCACTTGATCGAGTTTATGCTATAGTTAGGACTAAGGTTCAAGAAGTCTTTCCTGAGAAGTTTGCAACTGCTAAGATTGAGGTGGATAAACCTACTGTTCAGGTCAAGAATCCTGTTGGCCCAAAGAGTCCTGTTGAGGGATCTTCTGCAAAAGGAAGTACTGTTGCTTTTACTAAAGCTGATTTAACTGCTGAGCAAGTGCAGATTATGAATCAGTTTGTACGGGGCGGCATTATGACTGAAGAAGCATATATTAATGACATTGCAAAAATGCAAGCATAGGAGAAAGTGAGATGAGTGATTTAGAAAAGGCAAAGGGCGTTAATGGTGAGTCACCTAGGAAGAGAGTTCCACTTGGTACGCGTAATATTTTAACTGCACCGAAAAGGCCCGGTTTCGTGCGCCGGTTTGTGAATGATAAGGGTGATAGAGTTCAGAGCTTTAAAGATGCTGGTTGGAATGCTGTTGATGAAAAAGTACAGGTTGGTGATCCAAAGATTGGGCAGGCTGGTTCAGTAGGAAGTCTTGCAAATCCTCATGTTGGTGGTGGTCAGCGAGCAGTGCTGATGGAAATTCCAGAAAAGTTTTATAATGAGGATCGTGCAGCAAGTCAGGCTAATATTACTAAAGTTGAAAATGAGATCAAGCGAAGATCGAAAACTCCTGGTAAAGATGGTTTGGATGGTGAGATAAGTATTTCATAAAATTATTAATTTTTTAATGGAGTTATATTATGGCAAATCTTGATACTCCATTCGGGTTTAAACCAGTCAAACATTTGTCTGGTGCACCTTGGAATGGAAAAATAAATACCTATTATGTACCTGTAGGTGATGGTACTGCATTATTTAAAGGTGATGCAGTTAAGAGTGCTGGTTCTGCTGATGCAACTGGTAAATTTCCTACAGTGACTCAGGCTACTGCTGCGGCTGCTATTCGTGGTGTTGTTGTAGGGTTTGGTGACAATCCTTATGTAATGACACATCCTGATACACCGAATCGTGATTATCGTCCTGCATCTACTGCAATGTATGCTTTTGTAGTTGATGATCCTTTTGTAATCTTTGAGATTCAAGAGGACAGTGTTGGTAACTCAATTGGTGCTGATATGGTTGGGTTGTCTACAGATATTACTGTAGGCTCTGGAAGTACTTCTACAGGTAAGAGTGCAATTGAGCTTGACTCAAGTGATACTGCAACTGCAGCTGGTCAGTGTAAGATTTTGCGTGTTGTTGATCGTGAAGATAATGCACTTGGGACTAATTGTAAGTGGGAAGTTACCATTATTGAGCATGAAATGTTGTCAGCAACTGACGTATAAGGAGATAAATAATGGGAATTATTACAACTAGTAATTTTGCTAAAGATTTGGTTCCAGGTGTAAAGACTTGGTTTGGTCAGAAGTATAAAGAATATCCAATTGAATATCTAGATATTTTTGAGAAGACTAATTCAACGAAGGCTTTTGAAGAGGAAGCTGGAGTTACCGGATTTGGTCTTGCGGCTGTTAAGACTGAAGGTGCTGGCGTTGCGTATGACGAGCAGGAACAGGGCTTTGTTAGTCGTTATACTCATGTGACTTATGGTCTTGGGTTTATTATCACTCGAGAGATGTATGAGGATGGTATTGCAGTGACTGTTGCTCTGCGTCGTGCAAGTGCTTTAGCTTTCTCCATTCGGCAGACTAAAGAAATGATTGGTGCGAATGTACTTAATCGTGCATTTAACTCTGCTTATACTATGGGATCTAATTCTGATGGTAAGGAACTTTGCGCTACTGATCATCCGAACAAGTCTGGTGGTACTTGGCGGAATGAGCTGGCAACTGCTGCTGATTTAAGTGAAGCTGCACTTGAGCAGGCATGTATTGATATTGGTGCATTTAAGACTGATCGTGGTTTGACGATTGCTATTATGCCACAGAAGCTGATTATTCCATCTGCTCTTGAGTTTGATGCATTTCGGATTTTGGAGTCTATTGGCCAGTCCGGTGGTGCTAACAATGATATTAATGCGCTGAGAGCTTCTAAGAAGTTTCCACAGGGTGTCAAGGTTAATCATTATTTGACTGATGCTGATGCTTGGTTTATCGGTACGAATTGTCCAGATGGTTTGAAGTATATGGAGCGTCGTGCTGATGCATTTGGTACTGAAAATGACTTTGATACTGAGAATGCGAAGTTTAAAGCGACTTTTCGTGGAAGTTTTGGTTGGTCAGATCCAAGAGGACTTTTTGGTTCACCAGGTGCAGCATAACTAATCAACGTTCATTTTTGAACGGTTGAAACTAATTTTAATACTGGTGTTGGAAGTGGACAATCTTCCAACATTGCCCTTAAAAAAGAGTGGTAAAAAATGGGAAAATATTCGTTTGGTAAAACTGGTCCAACATTTGAAGGCGTTTCATTAGTTCCTGCTTTTAATTCTATTACAACTACTGCTACACCTGCAACAGGTTCATGTGCAGTTCAATTTGTTTTCAAAGATGTTAATGGGGCTACTGTTACTGCCCCTGTTTCTGGTTTGCTCTATTTAAGTGAGGTTGCTACTGGACTTACTAATGATTTAGCTGATACAACTCTTGCAGTATTGACGAATGGTGCACTAAAGAATCTTGGCAGTGCTGGCCCGAGTATGTTTACTACTACTGCTGCTGGTTTGCTTGGATTGACTATCACTGCTGCTGCTGATGATTATTATGTAGTGTTTGTTAAGCCTGATGGTTCGCTGCTAATTTCTCCTGTTTGTACTGTTAGTTAATTTATTAAGTAGTTTTAATTTTCTGTAATAATATTAATTTGTTATTACAGAAAGTTAAGTTTATTTAGTTGATAAAAAGTAAAAAATTGTTATATAAAGTAATCTTATGAAAGCTGGTCATTGCAAACAATGTGGAGCGCTATTAGAGTATGGGAATCCTACTTGTACATGGTGTAAATATAATAATTCATTTATTTTGGTGATAATATGCGAGCAAAAACATTAATAGAGTCAACAGTAGATGCAGCAAATAAGATTTTAATTGTTGATAATCAAAATTTAAATGGATCACTTTCTATTGTTGGACTTGTTACTACTGAAAGTGTTGCTATTCAGATACCTAGAGTAACAAGCCCTGCTGTTGCTACTGATACTGATTGGACTAATTTTGTTTATGGTGGAACAACTTATGTTCTTAATGTTGATAATAATCGAGTGAGTCTTCCTTTTCGTGGAACATATAGAATAGTTAAGCCTGCAAGTCCTGGTAATGCTTTTGGTATAAGGTTTGAATAATGCTTAGTCAATCAATTATAAATCCAATACAATCTCCGATATGTGGATTTGATAAAAATGATACTATTTTATTGCCAACTGATAGTGGACTGACAATAGACGGAGAAGTGCTGACAGTGGATGGTGAAATATTAACAGTGGACGGAGAATGATGAAAAAAATACTATTAGGGATAGCATTGCTTGCACTCTGCATTCCTGGAACTGGATTTACAGCGAACATTGACACAACAGGTGTTGCTCAGACTCCGGCGGATGGAACGAAATTGTTTGGGCAGAATGCGGCAGGAGTAAAGGGATATATCACTGGAACTGGCTTAAAAACTTATGTTTTCGGAGCATTACCATCAGCAACAAACCAAATCATCCAAGCCACTGGGGTTGGGACATTCGGATGGACATCAAGCGTTGCTGGCCTGATTAATGACACTGCAACGAATGGGGACGTAGATAAACTGTGGTCAGCCGACAAGATTTTCGATTCAGTTGCATTAAAAGAGAATGCGCTTGGGAATCCCAGCACTGATACCTATGTGCTATCATCAACTGTTGCAGGGGTGCGCTCATGGGTCGCTAATGGTTCTGGAGGTATGACTTGGCCTGCTGCTGCTGGAATCGCTGTGTATTCCGGATCAAGCACATGGGGGACATCGTTGATTGCTCCGAGTGGCACGATTGTCGGGACTACTGACGCACAGACTTTATCTGGTAAATCAATTACTGCCGTTGAAGTTGACGGACATACTGACATTTCATTAACAGCGGCACAAGTGGCCAGTACAATTGCGTATAATACTGGACAGGCCGCCGCTGACGTGGCTATGACCCTACCAACAGCTGCGGCTGGTATGACGATCCTTGGCACGGTTGGAACAGCCCAAGCTAACAAGTGGGGAGTCAGGGCGGGGGCTACTGATAAAATCTATCTACTGGCCTCTGATGGAACGATTAGCGCTGGAACTGATAACGGCTACGCTCGCATGACTGCTGCCCAGATTGGCCAATCTTTTGCCTGTTGGAGTTTCAAAACAGATGCATATGACTGGATGTGTACAGCGGTGTCAATCGGCACGTCAACCTTTGCGGCGAACTGATATGAAGAAATTAACAATCACACTCATACTGTGTTTGTGGGCCACGTCTGCGCTGGCGTTTCCACCGGGGTTTATTGCTGGGATATCGAGGAAAGGGGCTGATGCTCCTGCTGGTGATTGCGACGGTATAGGAATATACTCGCTGTCTTATAATGTTGACCACACTAGTGGAACGACTACTGCCTGTACCAGCGGAGGGACAACGACAGTTACGCTGTCTGGTACTGGAGTATCAGTGCAAGGGACGACGGATAAGTATATCCAATGGACTGGGGCGATTGATAGTTTTATCTCCGCGCCTTTAGCTGATACTGGCATAACTTCACAGAACGGGAGGTTTGAGGTTGATGTCGAAACCCTTGCTATACTACCTGCAAATACCATAGGTATCTTTGAGTATGGTGACCAAAGCACAACAGCAATAATTACTGCTCGTTTTCAGTATAACGCGACTGGTTATCTTGGGACAAGTCCAGGATATAGATTAATTGTGGCACATGTGGATGGTACAAGTGTGGCAGGTATAACCACGTATGTGGCGGCTACAATCAACACAATATATCATATTATAGGAGATTGGAACGCAACAACCGGGAAGGTTTATGCAAAATTACAGGCTGGAGAAAACCTGTCTTCTGCTGGAGTTCTAACATCATTTACGCCTACAATATCTCCAACTGACCCCAAATTCGGAGAGCGATTTTCGTCTAATGTATCACCACAAACGGTAGGTTTTGATAATATTTTAACAGGAGCCAGTCAACAATGATAAAAATATGCCTGATAGTAGCTTTATTGTTGTTTCCGTCAGTAGGTTTTTGCCAGGATTGGTTTTTTGACAAAAACTCAATAGGTGGAACATGCTCTAACACAACTGGTACAGGGTCAATCACTCAGCCATTTTGCGATGCGAAGGTGATGATATGGGATAAAAACTGGAACGCACCGGGGCCAGGAGATACTATATATTTCCGAGCTGGAACATATATTGGGAGACAGTTCGGGACGAAAACAACGAGCCTTACCGGAGGGACCACAGAAAATCCAATTACAATCAAACCGTATGCAGATGAGGAGGTTATTTTTGACGGTTGGGATGGTGCAACATACGCAAGTTCTCTATTTTATGTGTACCCACCCCTTAATAACATCCACGTTGTAGGACCGCTCGAAGTTAAAAACTATTCCATTGGGATGGTGGCCTTTGATGGCACAATCACAACTAGCAATAATCTATCGTTTGATAATGTTACAGTACATAACTGTTCAAACGGTATGGTTTTTAGGGGAGTAAATGGAGTTGTCGTAAAAAATAGCACGTTTTACGATCTAGTGGGAGTGCCTACAAGTGTGAATGATCAGGTTCGTGCCGTGGCTTTTGTCGGCAATGGTGGGTATTACAGTGACAATATCCTACTCGATAATCTCACGATAACCAACGTAAATGATGGTAAAGGTGCTGATAACGGAGACGGAGACGGTATAAACACTGATGAATGGGTCAGGAATATTACTATAAGTAATATCGTAACTGACAAAATCTCAGAAGATGGAGTTGATACCAAAGCTGAAAACGCCACACTGGTAAATATTGTCACAAAAAATTCAGGGGCAACTGGGGTTAAAATTTGGGGGGTTTCGAATTTTGGTCCAGGTGGTTCACTGCCGGAAATTGTTGGAAGGGTATCGACATTTTCGGTTAAAAATGTGCTATCATATCGCAGTTCTGAAACAGGACTGAAATGTTCTGGTGGATACTCTGATTCAACTACTGCGGTTCTTGATAATACCACAATGTGGGCGAATGGGCAGAACGGTATTAAAAACACAAGGGGTGGTCGTGATGACGAGAAAGGTTGTATCCTGACTGTTCGGAACTCTATATTGGGAAAAATCTCACCAGCAGGTGCTTTTGGTGGGACGGGGGCGGCACAGATAGATTCTCCGCCTGGACAAAGCGTATATACGCATTTTGACCATGTTAATTTATATCCAGGTGACACTCTCAAAAGTATTAGCACAACAGGTTGTGCGTCTATTTCTGCAAAATTTACAATAGCTGAATGGTTAAGTAGAGACTACCATACCATAGCAAGCGGAAATTTAGATTGTTCCTCATCTGGTGGGGGTATTTTGGGCGGGAGTTCAGTTAATGAAATATCAAATGACCCGTTGTTTACAGACGTTGATGAACCATTTTTGTGGGCGTCTATATCTCAAGGGGAGATTGCATCTGATACCGTTTTGCTAGCAACAGAGGCGACATACACATGGCCAAGTCCTATTGTTGGACAATATATAGAGGTTGGGGATGATGGTGTGCGCAGGCAGATAACAGCTATCGGAGACGATACCACAAGGACAATAACATTTACCCCTGCGCTATCGGCCCCTTATTGTGGCCGGGCAACAGATTGTCGTGGTGTCCGTGTACTTGGTTGGGGTGCAGCCTCAACAGGGGCAACTGGAGATTTTGCGCTTGCTGTTGGGTCTCCATCTATTGATGCTGGTTTATATATAGATGGCGTACATTGCTCATTTCCAGACGATAATGGCGGGTCAAGCCTAACTGGTTGCATACATTGGAATGGTTCAGCACCAGATGTGGGATATATTGCTGGAGTATATACTCCAGCACCACTGGCTATTAGAGCACTGATTAACGGCGCTGGATCAGCAATCCTGTCTGGACCAGGATCGGCGGTAATCCAATGACGTTTGCCGGGAAATTTTGGATAACTTACTTAGTTGTTTTAGCATTGCTAGTTTGGATAATAGTGTAATGCTGACGTGGGTGGAAGTTATTGCTTTGTTAATCCTGACAGGAGTAATACTGTGGAAATTATAGAATTCAAATGCACACAGTGCGGAGAGCAATGTGGAAGAAACCACGATGGTGGTTTTATTTGCACATCATGTTGAATAATGTATGCTGAAGACGCGGCAGAGGCGGTAGAACTTTTAAAAGAAGGGGATAAAGAATGAAGACAACGGGAAATTATGTTTCAATCGCTTTGTGGATTTGCGCGATTCTTGCTCTAGGCTCGATGATATCCGGATGTGCTGTGACACAAGAAGAAGCCAATATGAACAATGTCAGGCAGGATGTTTTTAGGGATCTGAATAAACAACGAATCTACCAGCCCGTTACTATTTCTGGAGTGCAGGAAATGCGAGGTGATAACATAACCATTACAACCATGGCCGAAACAGCTGTTGTTCAAGCACCGAGTCTGCAATACGATACGTCACGAAATGATATTATCGGCAAGGCGATTGGTATTGCTGGCAATGTTGCTATGGGTGGAATAGCTGCCGTTGCTGCTATCGAGGTGACAAAAGCGGTTAGCGATGCCGTAAAGGTTGAGGTCGTTGATCCTGTTATTGTTAAGCCAGAAGTGGTCAAGCCAGAAATTGTTTATCCTGAAGATGCTCCAGTTGGGATTATGCAATAATTCTGTTGGTATATCATTAACTTCTTATAAAAGGACATATATGGAAGATATGCCAATAGAATTTGAGAGACGGGCTATGATGTTGTCAGATGCGGATATACATGCAATAGCAGCGGCAATTGTAAAGATACATGAATGTGACTGCCCTGTGACCAAGGAAGAGTTAAGCGAAGCTGTTAAATTTTATAAAAACCTGAATGAGTTTTTTGATGGGACAAAAAAGACAGTGTGGAACACACTAATAGTTTTACTTATAGGTTCTATTATAGGCTTAATAAGTATTGGCATATGGCATAAAAGTGGTGGAAATTAATGAGTAAACCTTTAATATATAGTGAAATGCGTCGGCTTATCCATAGCGGTGATCCTATTGCTTTTACACATGAAAAATCAGCATCTTGGTATGATAAGAAGGTTCAAGTGGTGATGCACGTTACTAAATCTCCTCTTGCTCATTTTGGGTTGGCATGGGTGGTTGGCGATAGGGTGATGATATTTGAAGCTGTTCAACCATTGGTTCGCATTTTCCCATTGAGTAAGATGGGAGATTTTTACTGGTACCCACGTAAATCTAAGTTATCAGAGGCTGGATTGACTGAGGCTATGCGGCAAGTAGGTTTTGCATATAGTCAACCAGAGGCTATCTTGGCACAGTGGGGTTTTAATAATAGGGATAATGATGTAACAAGTTGCGTCGAGTATGTTAAAAAAATACTGTCAGTTGATGGTGTTATCCTTCCAGGTAGAGATACTCCAGCAGTTGCCGATACCGACCTGCAGGACATGGGTATTCCTCGATTTAAGGTACGTAATGATTCGTAATTTAGGCATACTGTTGATCATTATTATGCTGTCAGCCTGCACTCGGAGCATTCATGAAAACCATGAAGAAAGCCACGGTAAAAATACGCTGATGCTAATTGATAGATGGTTTAAAGATAACATTACAGAGAGGGAGTAAAATGGTACTTGGTGATATCCTTAGAGCACTGAAGAAAGGCAAGGAAGTTGCTAATCCTGAATCTTGGAAAACTGGATCTCTTGTTTCTAATCTTGTTTTCTTGGTTGGTGCTGTTGCTTGGGCGCTTAAATTCTTCGGCGTTATAGATTTTGAAATTACTCAGGAGTGGATTCAAACTCTCGTTGACGCAGCTGTCGCTGGAGTAGTCGCACTGTTAGCTGCATTTAATATGATATCAACTATTATTTCTTCTAAGAAGATCGGTATTGGTTCTGCAGAAGTTAAACAAAAAATATCTGGGAGTGACTACCAATGAAACATAAGTTTATTTGCCCTAAATGCAAAAAAGAATGTGTAAGAAACCACGATGGTGGAGTGATCTGTATTCCTTGTGGAAAGATTTACGCAAAGACTGCAAGCGAAGTTGCAGAACTATTGTCACATCATAAAGACTTGAGATGAAATATTTTTCATTAACATTATGGGCAGTGGCATTGCTGTGTATAACCAATATTATTTCTGGTTGTGCAGCTCATTCAGAAACCGTACCTGTTGTTTATTTTGACTGTGACATGACTACTGGAGTTTATACCGATCAGTATTGGTTTGAGGGAGAATTGGCATACTCTGATGATGGGACACACAAGGGGTACGTTGTTATAACTAAATTTATTGGTACATCGGATAATAGTAAAAACGGATATGAAAGTTTTTACTCTTGGTATAAAAACAGCGTTGAATGGGGAGAGTATGACGTAGTATTTGACGATGGACATGCATCATGGTATTTGCGAGGATATGGCGCAGGTCCAGCGGGTATTATTGTCAGTCCTGCTTTTTTACCTGACGTGAATAAAATAGCTAAACAGTTAAAATTAAAGGAGAAATAAAATGATTACAGCAATACGATTGTTTATGTCAGCAGTTTGGAGTTTTCTGTTGCCATCTCTCAAGATTTATCTTACTGATCTGGGGGTGGAGCTGTCAAAGACCGCTATAGATGCCGTAAAGTATGCCGCGGCCATAACTGGCACTGGAACAGAAAAGAGAAAGGCTGCTGTAGAATATGTAATTAATGACTTAAAGGCAAGAGGGTTTGGTACTGTGGCGAAAAACAAAGTTTACCTTGCAGTCGTAGCGGCCTATGAGAAAATCTACGGTGACGATAAAGAATGAACGTAATAGTAGATTTTAGACGAAAAGTACTTCGAACAGATAGTTGGGATATTTACTGTCGAATAATGGTAAATTTACGACGAAATCGGAATGATAATTGTGTATTTAATTGGATGATAATATGACTGATGTATTACAAAGAAACGCTGATATGGCTATGCTAGCATTGGTGATATGGAGAGAGGCTAGAGGTGAATCTTATCAAGCACAACTTGGGGTTGCTAATGTTGTGCTAAACAGAGTGGCACATCCTGGATGGTGGGGTCGTGATGTTATGGGTGTTTTATTTGATCCTTGGCAATTTTCATCTGTTACTGACCCAAAAGACAGACAACTTACTAAGTGGCCAATAACTAGTGACCCATCATGGAAACAGTGTTTGAAGGCAGCACACAGTGCACTTTTAGGGTTAGATGTCAATCCTGTCCCTGGTGCAGACTCATATTTTGATGTCAGTATTCCAAATCCAAAATGGGCTGTTCAAAGCAAATTTGTTGCACGAATAGGTAGGATTAAATTTTATAATTTGGATGGTAAATGAATATGTCAAAATGGCAAAGATTTGACCAATCACCTAATGGTCCACCAGAAAAGGCTAAAACTGTTTCATTTATGGTTACTGTTCCTGTAAAAAAATGGTGGAAGAGTTTTATAAAATTACTACGAGGCAAATAAATGACTTACAGACCTGGAGATTATTTAGTAATTTGTGACCAGTGTGGCTTTGAGCGTTATGCTTCTGATTGTAGAATGACATGGGATAAGCTATTTGTTTGCGCTGATACTTGTTGGGAAGAGAAGCATCCACAATATTCTGATCCTAAGCCTTTAGGTGAAAAACAAAGTGTACCAGTGCATCGACCTGAAGCTACGGAAGTTTTTATTGATCCAACTAATCCAATAACGCAAGATGATTTATAAATAATTTTCAATTTAACTGATGAAAACTTGTCGTTCAAATATGAACAAACTTGTGGAATAAAGGAACTGTAATGCTTAGAACAGATTATGTATTTGATGCCAGTGCAAAAACTATAACTTTTACTAATAATGTAGTTGAAGATTATTTAGAAGTTATAATAAATAGCACAGATGGTCTTGTTATTTATAATTCAATTTCTCCTGCAACTACAGGAACACTTGTAGATAAAGTTCTTACTTTAATATTTGACACAACAACTATGTCAGATACTGATGATCTTCAGATATTTTATGGTGAGGCTGCAAGATCAACTTCTGGTCATACCTTTGCAGAATTAATAGCAAGAACTAATACTCTTGTAGATGATACTGGTATTGCTGATAGTATTGGGGATTTCATTAATCAAGGAGTTTTTGAAATTGCTGGTGGTATAAAATCACATTTATATGATATGATTACACCACCGTTGCCTGATCTTTTTTCTATAGATACTGTTACAACTGATACTGCTTTAGCTTATGTGAATATGCCAAGCACTTATCAAAGAGGTCTTCAACTTGCTGTATCAGCGCGTGGATCTGAAATTGACATAGCACATTCTTTTATTGATTTTATTACAACGTATCCGTCTCTTTCTAGGGCTGGTAACATTTCTGAGGTTGTAGAGCATGGTGGTAAGTTATATTATCAGGGGATTCCATTGGTTGGTGAAACTTTAACCTTGCATTTTTACCGGAAACCTGTTATAATGGTTTATGATATGGATGTTCCAGATGGTATTCCTGAACATTTGCAAATAGCATTATTGACGAATTTTGCTGCATGGAAAGCTTATGAGTTTCTTGAAGATGGAATTGAAGGAGCAGATAAAACAGCAAATTTAACTCCAAATACAATAAAATATAAAGGTTTGTTTTTTGACGCCTTGCAAACACTTGAACTTACAATTCCTTATGATTCTCGTGGGTTAATATTGAGATAAAATATGACTGAATCAATTATTCTAAAAGGTGCTTTAGGGATTAATAATATTATTGATCCTTTGAGGCATCCATATAATCCTGAAACTGGTGTAGGTTTTCTTGCTGAAGCAGTCGATTGTGATATTGATGATTCTGGAATGATTTCTAGACGACTTGGGCAAATTGAACTTTCATCAATAATTTCACATTCTCTTTTTTGTGATAAAGGTGATGCCTTTGTTGTTCAGGATAGAGAAAGTGATTCTGCGTTATATCAGATTGGTACTGATTTTTCACTAACGGGGATTCGTTCTGGTCTTACTAAAGGTGCAAGAATTGCATTTAAGCAGGTAGGTGCAAAGACCTATTATACTAGCCCATATCAAAATGGGGTTATTGAAAATGGAATTTCAACTGCATGGCCAGCACTGACTGATCATGTAGGTGCTACTACTGTTAGGGCTTTTTATCCAGCTCCATTAGGTAGTCATATTGAGTTGTTTAACTCATGTATGTGGATAATGCAGGGGAATGTTATTTGGGTATCTGAACCTAACGCATATGGCAAGTATGATATGGCAAGACGGTTCTTTCAGTTTGGATCTAATGGAAGAATGATGAAGGCTGTTAAAGGTGGAGTTTGGGTATCTGATAGTGAAAAGACTGCATTTATTGCTGCTGGTGATAAGTTTGATGATATGCAGTATATTAAGAAATCACCATTCCCTGCGCACGAATGGTCAGAAAATATAGAACTTGTAGATCTTAGTCAATCAGAATTTCAGATTCCAGGTTTGTCTGCTGTATGGTCATCTGATGCCGGATTGTGTATAGGATCTGCTGATGGTCAATTGACAGTTGCTACAGAAAAGAAACTAATCTATCCATCTGGTGCTATGGGCGCAACTGTTGCTGATGGACATAACGTAATTAACTCAGTATATTAAGAGGATCATAAAATGGCAGAGAGATTAAGTACAGGATTCGCTGATGCAGTCAATGCAGTTGGAAGTGTCAAGACCGTAATGGCCAACAGTGTCATCCATATCTATTCAGGGTCGCAACCGGCCACGGCTGATGCAAGCGAGACCGGCACCCTGCTGATGATCTTGACGGTTGGCAGCGGGGCCTTTGTTCCAGGGGTCTCTACCAACGGCTTGAACATGGATGTATCGACGGCAGGAGTGTTAGCTAAGACCGCAGCAGAGACATGGAGCGGCATAGGACTTGCCGCAGCCAGCACCGGAACAGCAGCAGGGTGGTTCAGATGGTATGATAACGCAGTCGTAACAGGTGCCAGCACCACGGCTGTAAGGCTTGACGGGGCCATAGGAACATCAACTGCGTATGAGATGAATTGGAGCAATACAACCATCGTGGAAGGAGTTACCGCCACAGTTAATAATCACAATTATACGACCACCAAGGCGTAAATGGCCAATGACAATGAGTTCATAGCCCCGCTTGTCAGTATCTATGGGGTAGCAGACAACCCTATCCAAGTGAGTTGTTCTTTCGCTGTAGGCACTCCGACCATAGATGGAACTGGGGTAAATCCGTATGCAATTTACGGGAGCATTGCCACTCGTGCCGAGATACACTCCACTGTCATGAATGGGATAGTGATAAGTGGTAATTTTGCATCGCCGCTGGTCAGTATTTCCATAGGCATGTCTCCAGACATATCCATCAACGCTCCTTGCCCCAGCATAAACTCGGTCGTTGATAATCCGATATGGGTAAACTCAACCCTGCACAGTCCGATGGCGGCCATGTCTTCGAGCGGGTATGCGCAGGAAGTAGGGAGTGGTGATTTCAGGGTATCTGCCCCGATTATCTCATCCAATGTAAGCAATTACGGCCTGAACGTAGGGACTTTTGTTGCTCCTGTATGTGCAATGTCATCAGTAGTGGTGGTAGACATCAGCGTAACCAGTAGCTTCATAGCAAAAGTCCCTCAGATAAGAAGCTCAATGCTTGTTCCGTTACATTACGAGATTATAAAGAACCATCGCGAGGGGGTGTGTTCCTCACCTATCTGGTTGAATTGATTCCAATAAAAACTACATTCTCTGGTGATATTCATCAAAGCAAGGGGTACATTAAATTCGCTCAAGCCCAGCTTGCCATCCTGGAGCGGCAGATGTCCTTCCAGAAACTCAATGAGGGTAGGCGGGTAGTGTCTCCAACCGAGGGAGTTACTGTTGAGTGCTTGTCCAGCTTCGGGAGGTATGAAGTACGGATAAACGTTTCCTACATGGAGCATGGAGAGACTAACAAAGTAGAACAAGAGGCCAGTGATGAGGCTACAGAAATAAAAGAGGAAGGGTGTAAGAATATTGCCCTTATAGCCGGTGGATATATTGACCCATCGTTTTCCGTAGAATCAACCGGCCATTGCTCTGTCTATTTTAATTATGCCTCACTTATTAATACATCGCTTGATGCAATATCATCATGTGGGCAGATAATCCAAGATGCGACTCACGGAGAACACACGCTCTTTCAGGTACGCTATCCAGTAGCAAATATTCTATTCTACGATGATGGTACAACACAGCAACACATGGATATTGTATTCTCATTGTGCATCATCAAGGGGTTGGAATTAGTAGAGGGGCCAGGAGACACAATCAAGAACAAGGTAATAGTGACGGCAACCGATCTAGAAAGCTTGGCGTACTGTGTGCCTGAGGACGAGCCATTTCTGCTGTATGAGCAGGAATTTGACTTTGACCAGTTTGGGCTTCTCGACTCAACCGCCTGTAGTGCGAGCTTCAATGCCGACAAAACGAAGCTGTTTATTGTTTTAAGCACAACCCCAGAGGAAACGCCTGACCCGCCAACATGCTTTATAAATTATGTTGTTTATGGCCGAAGCATGGAGGGTTATAGGAGTGACAGCTTGTGGGTGCTGGAATCAACTGGAAGTTACACCCCAGCGTATAACGTCAAGTCGGCCTACGTTGACCATACAG